TTCAACATATGCTGGTTTACAAGCATCACCTAAAGATGGTATGATTGTTGCTGGTAACGTCGGTATTGGTACATACGGATTTGGTTTATCTAATAAACTCAATGTTGCTGGAGCAGTATCTATTGGTTCTTATGCAGCAAATAATGTTGTCGCACCAAATCCCAATAGTTTAATAGTATCTGGTACATTTGGTCTTGGTACATCTATTGCCATGAACAAAGCAGATATAGCCGGTGGTGTCGCAATTGGTTCTAACTATGCTGGTGTATATTCTGCAACAGACAGTGGTCTTATAGTACAAGGCAGCGTTGGTGTTGGTACAACTGCACCAACGAATTCACTTGATGTCGGCAATAATGCATCAATTGGTTATATCGCAACTGCTGCACCCGCGAATGGTCTTATAGTATCTGGTAAAGTTGGTATTAACAGTTCTTCACCAACGAACTATGTTGATATTAATGGTAATGCATCAATTGGTTACACTGGCGCACAAGCACCAAGTGCAGGTGCTATTATATCTGGAAGTGTAGGTATTGGTACATATAATGCAGTTACTGGTTCATTAACCAACAAACTTAGTGTAGCTGGTAATGTTGGTATTGGTGCAACTTATGCCGGTTTACTATCAGCACCAACTGATGGTATGATAATTGCCGGTAATGTTGGTGTTGGTACATATGGTAGCAGTTTAGCTAACAAAGTGAATGTAGCAGGTAGTATATCTATTGGTGCTCCATATAATAGCAGTAGTATTAATCGTGCCGCACCAACTGATGGTTTACTTGTTAGCGGTAGTGTTGGTATAGGTACTACATCATACACAAATAAAGTTGATATTAATGGTAGCATAGGTATTGGTGCAGGATATGCTGGTTTACAAACAGCACCTGCAAATGGTGCAATCATTGCTGGTAATGTAGGTATTGGTACATATGGTTCTGGTGGAAATCAAAATTTAGCTAACAAAGTGAATGTAGCTGGTAGTATATCTATTGGTGCACCATATAACAGCGCTGGTATTAATCGTGCCGCACCAAGTGATGGTTTACTTGTCTATGGTAATGTTGGTGTTGGCGTTACATCATATACAAATAAGATTGATATTAACGGCAATGTAGGCATTGGTTCAACATATGCTGGTTTACAAGCATCTCCAACTGATGGTATGATTGTTGCCGGTAATGTAGGTATTGGTACATACGGTTTTGGTTTATCTAATAAACTCAATGTCGCTGGTGCAGTATCTATTGGTTCTTATGCGGCAAATAATGTTGTCGCACCAAATCCAAATAGTTTAATAGTATCTGGCACACTTGGTCTTGGTACATCTAATGCCATGAACGTTGCCGACATCGCTGGTGGTGTCGCCATTGGTTCAAACTATGCTGGTACATGGTCCGCACCAGACAGTGGTCTCATAGTACAAGGTAGCGTTGGTATTGGCAGCACTGCACCAGTTAATACAGTTGATATATCTGGTGGTGTCGGCATAGGTGCAACATTTGCTGGAGCGAGTGCACCAACTGATGGTGCAGTTATTGCGGGTAGTGTAGGTATTGGTACAAGTGGAGCAAATTTAAGTAAAAAACTCAATGTTGCTGGTAATGTTGGTATTGGTACATATGCAGCTTACAATATAACTGCACCAACAAATGGTCTCATTGTATCTGGTAATGTCGGTGTTGGTAGTGCTACACCAGTCAATAAAATAGATGTTTCAGGTAATGTTGGTATTGGTGGATCATTTGCCGGAGCAGCTGCACCAGCTGATGGTATGATAGTTGCCGGTAATGTCGGTATTGGTATTAGTGGTGCAAATATAGCTAATAAACTCAGTGTGACAGAAAGAGTTGCAATCGGTTCATATGCTAGAGCTAATACAGCTGCACCAAATCCAGATAGTTTAATTGTATCAGGTACAGTTGGTGTTGGCACAGCTTTATCTACTAATAAAGTTGACATTGCTGGTGCTGTAGCAGTCGGTTCAAGTTATGCTGGTCAAGTTACATCACCAACTAACGGCTTAGTTGTACAAGGTAAAGTTGGTATTAATACAAATGGTAACAACTTAAATAATTGGTTTAATGTTGCCGGTAATGTTGGTATTGGTACATATGCTACTAACAATACAAGTGCACCAGCCAATGGTCTCATTGTATCTGGAAATGTAGGTGTTGGTAGTGCTACACCAGTAAATAAAATAGATGTTTCAGGTAATGTTGGTATTGGCGGATCATTTGCCGGAGCAGCTGCACCAGCTGATGGTATGATAGTTGCTGGTGGTGTAGGTATTGGTGTAAGTGGTGCAGGTTTAAATAACAAATTAAATGTTGCTGGTAATGTTGGTATTGGCACATATGCAACTGGAAACATAAGTGCACCTGCTAATGGTCTTATAGTATCTGGCACAATAGGTGTTGGTACAGCTTTATCTACTAATAAAGTTGATATTGCTGGTGGAGTTGCAATTGGCTCTGCATATGCAGGACAAGTAGCAGCACAAACTGATGGTTTACTCGTTAAAGGTAAAGTAGGTGTAAATGTTACTACATCAACTAACTATGTAGATTTAGCTGGTAATGTAGGTATTGGTGCGACATATGCTGGTTTACAAGCATCTCCAACTGATGGTATGATTATTGCTGGTAATGTAGGTATTGGTACATACGGTAATAACTTAACCAATAAACTTAATGTTGCCGGTGCAGTATCTATAGGTGACTATGCGGCAAATAATGTTGTCGCACCAAATCCCAATAGTTTAATAGTATCTGGTACACTTGGTCTTGGTACATCTAATTCCATGAATGTTGCCGATATTGCTGGCGGTGTCGCAATTGGTTCAAACTATGCTGGTGTATACTCTGCGCCAGACAGTGGTCTCATAGTTCAAGGAAAAGTAGGTATAGGTAGAACTTCACCACAATACACTCTTGATCTTGGTAATACTGGTCCAGCAACAATCAATACACCCAACTTACAAGTCAACCGCATAGTTACTACACCAGGTAAAACTTCGATAGACATGACTGGTAGCACTTTAAGTAATGTAAGTGTCATAAATGTAGCTACTATCAATACAACTGGTTCAGTAAGTTCATCTGGTAATTTAAGTATTGGCAGTGCAACTGATCAATATGCAAATAATCTAACAACTGCAGCATTAGTTGTAACTGGTGGCGTTGCGATATCACGAAATATACTTGTTGGCGATACTACAGATAGTACAAGTTCATCTACTGGTGCTGCTATAATATATGGTGGTGCTGGTATAGCTAAGAATTTAAATGTTGGAGCAAGTATTACCGCCGCTACTACAGTAAATGCACCACAAGTAGTCACACCAAGTATTACAAGTGCAACTGGACAAGTATCAATGAATTACAACCGTGTATTAGATATAGATTCTCTTGTTGTTCGCAGCAACATTACAGTATCTATTGCTGGTACAGCTACATATACTAACTTACCAACCAATTTAGTATCCGTTGATGCCGGAACTGGTAGAATCCTTGATCAATATATCAGCTCAAATATTGTACGTCTCATGAGTGATGGTACAATTAATCCAGCATTATTACCAACTGTACCATCTGGCACAAATACATTACTTCGTACCACTGATAAAGTAGGTATCGGTCTAAGAAACCCACAACAAAAATTACACGTATATGGTAACCAGTGCGTAACTGGTGGTTATATTGGTATAGGTACAATTGCACCACAAGCGCCATTACATGTATATGACGATAATGGTACTGGTGTAGCTGGTCAAGTATTCAAATTACAAGAACAAGGTTCTGCAGATCTTGTAGGTATATACGGTAGCGGTGGAAACACTACACCAGTATTATATATCAATGCTACATCAAATGTTGGTATTAATACTTTACCATCAGCCGGTTCACCATACTCACTTGACGTAAGTGGTAAGATACACGCAAGTACATCCGTACGTACAAATGCATTAGAATCTGACAGCGGAACAATAAATTGCCAATCTACCAACTTTACAAATATATTAGGTGCTAATATTACAAACTTAACAGTTACTGGTACTGTAACATTACCGAATACAAATTTAGCGACAACCACTGCGACATCAATTATTACAAATACTATTACCGCACCTGTTGGAAGTCCAAATGTCGAAGTAACATCAGGATTATTTGTAAGTGGTTTAGATAATACATACAACTCTTCTGGTGATGTACTTGTAACAGGCACTGGTACAAATATTGGTTTACGTGTATCAAATTCCATATTAGGTAAATCTATACTTACTATCTCTGATAGAAGAGTGAAGATGAATGTTACATACTCACCTTCTCTTGATGATATGGTAACTATTTCCAATATACCAGTTCATAGATTCAATTTCATTGAAACACCAACTGAAGATACCATTGGTTTCATTGCACAAGAAGTCGAACAATATGCACCATATGCAGTATCTACTACATCTGGACCAATACCAAATGTCATGAAGAATGCCGTTGTCGATGATAGCAATCCATTCTTATTACATCTTGATAATCATGGTTTAAATATTAATGATAAAGTTAAATTATTAATAGGAGATGTAGAAAGAATAGCTACAGTAACTAATACTACACAAAGCACTTTTACTGTAGATAATACATTACAAAATGGATCGACTGTATTCGTATTTGGTATAATAGTAAATGACTTCAAGGTTCTTGAAAATGAACGTCTTATACCATTAATATTCAATGGTGTGAAATTACTCAATTCCACTATATCACAACAACAAAGAACCATTCAAGATCTAATCAATCGCGTCACAGCACTTGAAACAAAAATGAGTGCTGTCATGCCAGCGCCATCTATTTAGATAATAAATAGTATATAAAACTTATTCATTTTTCTCTTTTTATCAAATAGGGTTTGACTGAATGTCAATATTAATTGGAGGACAAAATCCATTATCAGGTAATAACTTGACAAATAAAGAACGTATAAATCTTGTTTCTACTACACAATCCAATTTGGTTCTATTACAAACAACTTTACCATCGACCAATATTGAATTTGATTCAAGTTTTATATTTGGACGGTCAAATAATAGTTTTTATTTTAACCAAAGTGGCATTGATAATTTAATTGTGGGTTGTGCTGGAATTATTGCCTATCCCGCGACATATATTAAAAATAGCCTATCTGTATCAAAAAACGCACTATTCTCTTCAAACGTAACTATAAACTCGAATCTAAGTGTGCCAAATATTTATTCAAGTAATATACAAATACGTATTCCTTATAATAAAAATGATAGTACTATAAATAATAACCCGCCTGTTTATTATGGGTCATATGATAATTCCGGAAATTCTCTTGTAACTATGACATCTGATGGTTCTGTAAATATTACAAATAATGTTACTATGAATAACTCAACAGTAGCTTTAGATACGTATACAGGATCACTCAGTACTGGATATATTTATAATCCCACCTGGAAAACAAATAATCTTATTGATCCAAAGAAAAATGTAAGAATTGAATTAACAAATGCACTTATATCATTACTGGGAAACACACAAATTGGTAGTCCAAATAATACCACTGGAATAAATCAAAATAACCTTGAAATTTTCGGTAACTTAGCAGTACATGGTACTTTCAATTTAACTACTGTTATTGCGAAATATATTGAATGTACATCAAATATGTTGTCGTCACAACTTCATTTATCAAATTATAATTTTCCGAATGATATAACCTTAAAAATCGAACACAACAGTTTATTTACTAATACAGATATTATAAATGTCTCTATAAATAATTCAAATAGTCAAAATTTCAGTGCATTACGTATGGATTCTGCTGGTTTAATTTATGTAGGTCCTCCACCTGGCACAGATAACTTTAAAGATCGCAATAACAATATTATAAGTAATAAAAATATAATAACAAATGCTATCCAAAGCGGTATTTTCAACCTCTATAACTACAATAATATTTATGGTACATCTAATGTATTAAATATAGTTACTACATCAAACTTATTAGCTATTGATAATTCATTAAATATTGGTATAGGTACAAATATTCCTAAAAATAAATTGCATATTTCCAAAGATTATAAATTTAATCCTTTCGATTCCAATGCTTTTATCGGTTTATATAACTATAATTACAATTATGCTAACAATAGTAATCCATCACCTTTTATAGTAGCTTCTTCAAATAATATACCATTATTCCATGTAAATAATAACGGCAGTTTAACAATCGGTAATATTCCACCAAATTCTAATTTTAACATCAATCTCGCTTCTAATATGAATGTCCCAGTTATTTTAGTCAATCAAATAAATGGAGGGAACATTGATGCAAATGGTAGTAATTATATATTATTGAATAATACACAGCTATCTAATGTCGGTTCTATATATGGTTCAAGTATAAATATGAATAGTCTCAGTACATTAAGTACACTCATTACTGACTTTTTTAGTGCACAAAATTTCCACATCAATGGTTTAGATATTTCATCGACGAATGGCTTCTTTAACGTATATCAACCAATATCATGGTTTAGTTCAAGTAATATATGTTTATCATTTAACTCGGCGGATTTACAAACACCGGCAACTATGACATCGGATGGAAGACTTAAAATTATTACAGAAACACCAAGTGATAGCACTACATCCGTTGGTCTTTTAGTAAAAGGTGTATGGGATAATTGTATTCGCGTAAATTCACAAGGAAATCCATCATATCAGCTTTATAAACAAGACAATGCAGGAAGTGGCGGAAACCCCATTTATACAAAGTCAGTAGTAGGAATAGACAGCGCTGACACATTCTATATTAATCATCAGCCATCATCACTTGGTGCAACAATTGCTGGTCCACGTATGCAAATTAATGCATATGGTGTTTTCTTTGAAAATAAAATACAAATTGATCCTTCAGGTAAATTAGGTATAAATACTTTTCAAACTATATCAAATCCACCACCATTAACCTATAACTTACAAGTAAATGGTACTGCACTGTTCCGTTCTACACTTACTGCATCACCAATACTCTTTTTAAATGACAGTACACAATTTGTAGGTATAGGTACTACTTCACCAGTTCATACATTACATGTACAAGGAGATTCATTTACATCTGGTATATCATATATAAATAATTTACAAACAACTGATGGAGGTGTACTACAAATAAATGGTGGTTCATTATTAAATGTAAATAGCATTGCTATATTTAACTCGAATGTGGAAATGTTAGGATTAGTTGGTATTAATACAAGTAGTCCAAATCCATCGTATTCATTAGATATTGTAGGTGATTTAAATGTATCTGGACGTATTTTCCAAGGTGATCGTGAAAATATTCCAAATCCTTATGGTTCCACTACAAATGGTGTAAATATTACAAGTAATGTTGGTATAGGTTTATTACATCCAAATTCACAATTTGAAGTGTATGGTAATACCATTCTTACCGGTCCATCATTTAATATACCAGGTCATGCTCTTTACCAAAGAATACCTATGACATCATATACCAGTTTCGTAAATGTTAATACACAATATAATCCAAATGTACTAAATTCATACAATTATACCGTACTTTCATCTTCTATGTCTAATATATTAAATGCCTTCGATGGTGCAACTGGTAATAGTAGTAAATGGACTTCTGCAGCTGGATATAGTACCAATAATGATCCAAACATAACTGGTAAATGGGTCGGTAATACTTCCAATAGTGTATACAATCCATTATATACACCACAGTATCCCGCTGATAATAATATTAAGTATGCTGGTCAAACACTTGTTGATGGTAATATAGTATATGGACACTGGATACAAGTTTCAACATATACTCCAGTATATTATTCATCTGTATATATCAGCCCAGTTGTGATTCCCAATCCATTTAATGATCCAAACTTAAATATACAAAATAGTTCATCACCGTATTCATTACAAATAGTAGGTTCTCATGATGGTATAAATTGGACATTATTAGCTATACCAATAGAAAATATAGATACTGGAAATGGCGTTCAAGGTATTTCTTGGACATTTTATCAATCGACGACACCTAATCAAAATATATACACAAATTTCCCAATTCCAGCAAATAAGGGTGCATTTGAATATATACGCGTAATATTTACACGTATTTATGGTGGTGATAATGTAACGAATTACGTAGAAATTAGTGATATAGTATTTAATGTAACACCGAATAGTGTATATATAAACAATGGCACGATAGCCGTCGGGGCAAGTTCAAATGCACGTCAAGCAATTGATGTAATGAATGGCAATGTTATAGTTAATGGTGGAAATATTGGTGTCGGAACATTAAATCCAGTGCAACCATTACATGTCATCGGTGAAAGCTTATTACTTGGAAATGTTGGTATATCGAATGCCATGCCGAAATATGCATTAGATGTTGTTGGTGATGTAAATTTTACAGGAAAAATGTATAATAATAGTTCTATATTTATAACCAGTCAATGGATTTCTTCTAATCAATCAGCGGCAATGTTAAATACTGATATTTACACAATGAGTAATGTAGGTATTGGTACAAATTCTCCGCAATCTAATTTACACGTGCAAGGTAATACATATTTTGGTGGTAATGTTACATGTCAAAATAATTTAAGTATATTAGGAACATTATTTACTCGCGGTAATATTGCCAGTACTTCCGACAAAACTCTTAAAACTGATCTGGTAATAATCGGCGATCCAATTGATAAGATATCTAAACTTACTGGATATACATATAGACGTTTAGACACGAATCTTATTGAGACTGGTTTAATTGCACAAAATGTTTTAGAAATTATGCCAGAATTAGTAAATAAAGATACTCAAGATTTACTCACTATATCATATGGAAATATGGCGGGTCTCTTTGTTGAAGCGATTAAGGCACTCAACGAAAAAATAGAAAAATTAGAAACAGATGTAGCTACATTGCGTTCTCAATTAGCATGAGCGAATTAACAATACAAAATATAACTATAAATAGTATTTAAGAATAAAAATTCTAGATAAGTATAGTAAAACATATAGAAATTTAGAAATGTTAGATACTATCTTATATAATTTAAAAGTGGTTTCAATTATTAGCGGTATATATATAACAAGTGGTATATTATCGGTTATTGTTTTAAATTGCATAGCTAAATTTTTTACAGTTAAATTTAGAACATATGATACTAAACTCTATGAATGTGCTGAATACGATAGTGATACTCCACCTGATTTAGAATTAATAGAGGAAAATGAATTTATTTATAGTGACGAGGAAGAAGATGAGGAAGAAGATGAGGAAGAAGATGAGGAAGAAGATGAGGAAGAAGATGAGAAAGAAGAATATGAAGACCAAAATTCACGTAATGCTACGCAAAATCCTAAACAAAACACTAAACAAAAAAATACACAAAATAGTGCACAAAATAACACATATATAGACGATGATCGCGAAGAAATAATTGAAGAAGAATATGATTCTATGCCAGATTTAATTGAAGATAGTGAATGTAGCTGTGGTGATAATACAAACAAGGATGTATTAGATTATATAGAATCTGAGATATCCGTTGAAAAAGTAAAGGAATTTTTAACTAACACAAATGATATTATAGAAAGCTACAATGGTCTGAGAACTCCCACTTATTTCGACATGTTACAGAATAACTTCGCTAAAAATTATTTAAAAGAAAGATTAGAAAATTTAATTGCCGCTGATAAAAACGTTCTTATCGATGACTTTTATTACCCTACACCATGTGCGGGTACATTAGAACTTCGCATATGGAGACAATTAGTTAGTAAAGTTATTGTGAATGATAACGATTTTATAGAATAAATTATTATATATTATTATATCTTATTATTATTAGAATATTTACATAAAGACAGATTCATCATTGGTTAGACAAAGTAAAATTTTTACTAAACAAGAATACAGACAAAAATAAATTAGACTACGTCTTTTATGGTCCGGGTTCCTCTATAGGTTGCCATCGCCGAAGTTAACGTATCTATATTATTGTCGTGCCGTGATACTTCTTATTGTAAATATTCTATTATTTGTTTTGCTTTTTTATCACCTATCATAGGAATAGCCGTGAAAATCTCTATTTTTTCTTTTAATGTATCGTAGCTTTCGATTGCTTCAACGAGTTCTTTCCAGTTTCTATATCTTTTGGCGATTTCCTTAGCAATTACATGAGATATATTAGGTATTTGACAAAGTTGTAATATATAACATGTTTCTTTATCTATATTTTCCATCTTGCATTTTTTAATTTTAAGGTTTGCCACATAATTTGTGTTTTCGCCTGTAGCTACAAATTTTTCAGGATTTTTCAAGCATTTGTTGAAAATCGCCAGAACAATATCTGCCGTTTCTTTTACCGACGAGGAAAACATCACATGCATACGATCACGAAACATTGTATGATATATCACACCATCCAGAATAGATTGATTCATAAGTGTTTTATTTATATCTGATTTGTCTCCTTCTAAAATATACATACAATGATATGCCGGATATGAAGCAAGTAAACGAGTTTTCTGTTCTTTATAGCGACCATCTTTAATAGAAGATGCTAGATCAGCATATGTCTTACGTTCTATTATAATATTAAATGCAGATGATGGATTATTTGATTGAATTATAACATCACCTAGTTCAAGTTGTTTTTGTAAGAACTGTATATTTCTATTTATTAAATATTCAATAAGTTTTCCTTCACGTGAATCTATATATAATGTAGTTGATGTATTAATATTAATATTAGTCTGCTGTACATCTTGGATTATATTATTTGTCTCCATTATATACTTTATATACTTTATATACTTTATATGATAATATAGTCAAAGCTTTATGTCATTATTTTGTTATTATTTTTGTTCTTACCTATTGTTAATGGATAGTGTAACTATAAAAGAATGGGGTAATAATAATCGACAAGGATTTCTAGATTGGGTATATAATACCTTTAATCATGAAAAACGCAGAGAAAATGTAGCTACATTTGGAGAACTTTTTCCCCATCAAATATTTGTTCGCGACTTTATGCAATACAATTCACCGTATAGAGGTATGTTACTATACCATGGTCTTGGTACAGGTAAATCAGCGTCTTCCATAGCTGCGGCAGAGGGATTTATAAACAAACATAAAAAGATTATTGTATTACTACCCGCGTCACTCGAAACAAATTATCGTTATGAAATTATGAAACATGCATCATCTGGTAACGCAGAGAAAAAATTATGGTCTTATATTGAAATTAAGAAAGTAGCGGCGAAACAAGTAGAAGCGGCTGTAGCTCTTGATGTAACTCCAGGATATCTTAAAAAGAATCCTAAAATATGGTTCCCATTTTCTGAAGGAATACCACCTGCAGCTCTATTACGTAAAGATGTCTCATGGGATGAATTAGATGCATCCGAAAAGAAAGCGGCAGAGAATACGTTAAAAGAAATAATAAATAAAAATTACACCTTTATTCGTTACAATGGTATCAGTCAAGCCTCTTTAGCAAAATATACCAAAGATTATTTCAATGATGCTTTTGTTGTTATTGATGAAGCTCACAATTTTGTCAGTAGAATAGTAAATGGAAGTAAAATCGCTAAAAATATTTATAGAAAACTTATGGATGCAAATGGACTTAAACTTGTCTTATTAACTGGTACGCCTATTATTAATCACCCTTTTGAATTAAGTATTATGTTAAATTTAGTACGAGGATACATAAACGTCTATGAAATGCCTCTATTAAAAGATGCAGAAATGCCAACAGCACAATCAATAGCAGATATCCTTAATGAAAGTAAATACATCAACTATATAGACCAATATTATTTATTGAATAGTGAAAAGAAAATTATTGTAAGTTTATTACCCCATGGATATATTGATAATGGTAATGGTACTATTAAATTAATAAAAAATAGCAGTAGCAGCAGTAGCGGAGGTAGCGGTGTGGGTGGTGGTGGCAGCAGTGTGGGTAGCAGCAGTGTGGGTGGTGATAGCAGCAGTGACAGTAGCAGCGATAGCGGCAACAGCAGCAGTGAAAGCACAATGTCAATAGGTAAAAAAGTATTATCAGATTCGGCAATAATTAAAGGTATACGTGATGATTTAAGTAAGCATTTTAATATTAGTAAAAGAACGACATTACAAGAAATGTTCGCACTTCCAACAAATAAAGAGACTTTTGATAAATTATTCTTAGATGAAACTGATAAAGAAAACCCTCGTGTTAAAAATAATGATTTATTCAAACGCAGAATAATAGGAACAGTATCTTACGTAAAGAGCATAGGCGAAGAATATTTCCCAACTATTCTACCTAAAGTTATTGAAAAAATACCACTATCTGATCATCAATTTAGTAAATATTTAATAGTACGTGACGAGGAACGTATAATGGAACGTAGAAGTAGACAGAATCGTGGTGGTATTATGGCAAAGAAAACGAGTGTCTATAGAGCATTTAGTCGCATGGCATGTAACTTTGTATTTCCAAATAATATTGATAGACCTTTCCCTAAAGACTTACGTAATATTCTTAAAAATGAAATAGATCGCAATGAAGAAGATGAAGAAAGTGATGATGAAACTGAAAGTGAAGAAGAAGTCGCCCCTGATGCAAAAGGGAAAGGAAAGAAAAAAGAAATAAGCAAAATTGATAAAGTGAAACTCAAAAAAGACTATGAAGAAATTATGAAGACAGCAATAAGACGTTTAGGTGAAAATCCCAACTTATTAAGTATAGATAACTTAAATACATTATATAGCCCTAAATTTGCTAAGATTATAGAACGTATTCAAACAACAGAAGGTAAATGTCTAGTATATTCACAATTTAGAACCATAGAAGGCATTGGTGTATTACGTCTCGCACTTATTTCTGCAGGTCATGTTGAGATTCGTGTAGAAAAGAAAAACAAAGACGCTACTGATAATATAGAATGGACTATAGTAGATGCCGAAGAAGTATTAAAATCCAAATATGATGGTAAAAGATTTATTATATTTGATACAGATCGCGAGAAGGCTAATATACTTTTACAATTATATAATGGTATATACAATAATATAACTCAAGATGTAGCTACATCCTTGCGACAAAATTTACGTGGAGAAATGTTCAAAACTTTTATGATTACCCAGTCTGGAGCTGAAGGTATTTCTCTTAAAAATGTCCGTGCAGTATTAATAACCGAACCTTTTTGGAATATGGTTCGTATAGATCAAGTTATAGGTCGCGCTGCTCGTGCCGGAAGTCATCTTGAATTACCAAAAGCTGAACAGAATGTAAGTGTTTATATATATACGTCAGTATTTACACGTAAACAACTTAAAGATAATTTCAGTTTACGCAGTCTCGATAATGAATTAACAAGTGATTCACATATATTACAAATTGCTGACAAGAAAAATATGATTATTGCATCCTTTTTAAATAATATGAAAGCGGCGTCTGTAGATTGTCGTACTAACGCCACTCAAAATCAAATGGTACTTGGCAATGGATTACAGTGTTACTCTTTCCCTATACCTATCGAAAAAGATGATTATGCTTATGTACCAGATATAAATATAGATAATGAGCCAAATATTAAAAGAATAGAGAGAACCCGTAAAATACAAGGACGAGTTGTAACATATAAGGGACATCGTTATGTAACCGTTGACGATTACCCCAATAAATTATTTAATTATGCACTGTATAAAGATGCAGGTATTTTACATGAAGAAAAAAAACATTAGGGTATATAATATAATTATTTATTGTTCATATGGATTTGATGGACCAGGACCAGAAGGAGGCGGTGGTGGTGCCGCGGCTGCATCTTGATTACCATTACTGCCGTTGCTACTATTGCTGTCATTGATACTGTTATTACCAGATCTGCTAACATAATAGAAACCTCCTATTAATAATAATATAGCTCCGCCAATAGCTACAAATATTCCACCAAAAACTTTAGGAGAAATTAAATTTATAATAATTGAGTGAGGATTATTGGGATCATAATTTATTTTTATGGAATCACCTTGTTTGTAAATGCTTCCATTTATTATTAATGGCTCTGTTGTAATTGGACTGGTTGCACTATCGCCATCTGGTGTATACTGTATAGTCACAGTGCAATCATTATTTACACATGTAGAGCTTTTTATTATACCCATAGTTTGTGATGGATAAAGAGGTTTACGTGATAATATGTATATACCTAAACCAAGAAGAGCTAGACCAATTATTGCAAATAATCCAACAAATAACATACCCAGCATACCACCACCGGTAGCCACATATTCCACTTCACCTCCGCCACATTGTCCTGCACAACCACATCCACAGCCTCCGCTGCATTTCCAAGTACCGCCATCACCACCACCAGTTTTTTCCATACAGTTACATTTAGTACTCTTAGTACTTTTACTTTTATTCATTTTATGCATTTTATGCATTTTTCTCATTTGCTTATAGTTTAATTCTTATAATTCATAGATATATTATTTTATCTATGTGGGGGATGCGGCGGATGCATATGAAAATGTGGTTTTCTAGGTCTTGGTCTATGTATGTTAGGTTTTTTATGTTTTACCTTTTTAAGCACTACATAAGTAATAGTTGCAGCTAATACAAAGAATGCTGAAATTGCTATAAGAATAGATTTAAGTGTTACAAATGATAAAGTTGCACTCTTAATAGTAATAGCTGAAATTTTAGCTGTTATTGATCCAATACTTATACCTTCTGTCATTGTTATAAAAAACCCAAAACCTGCTAACCCTAAACATGCATAGAGTGGATACCAAAAAAATATCTTTCTTAAATGTTTATACATTTCATCAATATCACATTGTGTTTCACATTTACTAAGATGAAAATGTTCATCATCTTCTGTGTTTATACAACAAGTACCATCAGCTAATATTATTTCACAACCCTGATCGCCTTCTTTAGTACACCTAGCTGTAAATGTATTTGGAATATTATTCTGATCACCCATTTATATATCAATCTATTTACATGATAGAATATATTTTATATATAGAGATTTGCGATTAAAGATTAGAAATTAAAAACTATAGACTATATATTACTTAGTAACATGATCACGTATATCTACTAATATTTTGTGGAAATGATCAATTACTGTAGACCATTGAAGGTGTTGTAATATAAATGCTCTGGCATTCTTTCCATGTTTTTTAACTAGTCCATTATCTAAATAATATCTCCATATGGCGTTTGCATACATTTCTGGATCACATGTTTCGGCGATACCACCTATACCATCACGTTGTTTATCTATATAATATCTTACCGTTGGTTTAATAACTAGAGAATTATCACTGTTCAAGAATTCTTGCATACCGCCAATATGTTGGGCAACTTGAGGACAGCCTATAGCCGCATGTTCACTCGTGCAAAGACCAAAACCTTCGCCTTCGGCAGTATTTAAACCAATATCACATGCATTGTATAATATATTAATATCTCTATCAGACAGCTGTTGAGGTCTCGAGATAGCTACTACACAATCACGTCCAAATTGAAGTGGTACTCCTCTGAGTTTTAGTTCATGATCAAGGAGTTCCATAAGATTCCATGACCCATCTATCATAGTAGCAATAACTAGACGTAAAGGTTTAATTTTCATTTTGTCCTTTGGTGCAGCTTTATCATTTCTTTGCACTAATTCATAATAACGTTTTACTACACTGGCAAAAGCCATCATTGTATGGTCCCAACGTTTACGTGGTTGATTTCGGTTAAGATTAAGAATGGCAAATGAATCATCTGGAATTTGATAGTATATACGAGCAACTTTTTGTGGTATAGGATAATATAGAGTATGATCAAAACCATGTGGTAATACATACATAGGTTTATTCTTATCAATACCTAATTCATGTGCTACTTCTTTCCAATAAGGAGTAAATGTGATAATAACATCAAAATATAAATTAAGCATCGCAATATAATTTGGCTTTTGATATGGGTATACTTGATCCATGTACGAAATAAGTAAGAATGATTTACGTTCTTCTTCAGACATCTCATTCACAATAGTTTGTACCAGTGCTGATGTAATAACCATATCATTAAAGATTATTACCATATCTTGCGGATTTGCCTTTAAGAATGTAGCTATCTCTTTTTCACCAAAACCATTTCTCTTAGGGTCTTCCGTAGCAAGTGCATCATGTAGTTTTACGGAAGGAGGTATATCATTACGTTGTTCACTCCCCGCAGTTTGATTATAATTCTGAAAACCATAAATAGTTAATTCAATATCATCTTTGCGACCAAGAAATTTAGCGATATAATATACTACACGACTATATCCATTTGATTGACCTATAGGATATGTTCCACAGAATAACACACGAGTCTTCTTATTTTTATTTGTTTTATCTTTGCGTGTATCAATCACAATTTCATTATCTTTTATTTGTGATACTGTTTCTAATGGATTTGAAGGTAATTTATATGCCGCTATCTTAACACCTCCACTACCACTTCCCTTTTTGTTTACAGTTACAGAAGGTTGAGATTGTGATTGAGGTTGTTGTGACTGTGACTGTGACTTAGATAGCTTATTATCATTATTGACTGTCGAAGAATGAGAAGTATTGTTATGAGATATGTTAACGCCACTAGAAACGGTATTGTTGGTATCATCCACCAGATTATTTGCATTAGTATTAGTATTTACTGATAATGATGCAGATGCAGATACTGATGTAATCGAAGACTTACCACCAAGAACTTCTCCACTTTTAAATAAATTCAACATTGTTATTATTTAATTATTTTTATTCTTTATATCTTGTTTTAGAACTTTAATTTTATACTTTCAATTTCAATGGTTTAAAGATATGTATTTTAGATATATTTAGATATATTTAGATATATTTAGATATATTTAAAAATGTCATACAATAATATAAATTTGAAACCAGAAAATCATACAGTATATCCGCCTTTTAAAAATGGTAAGTATATCGAAGAATATTTTGATGCATATTGGCAAGATGTATCTTTTCCAGAAAAAGAGAAACTAGTATATTTAGATATTTATTGGCTTAATTTATTCTTTGCACATGGAATGAATCCTGGTAATATTATACCACACATAACAGATTATATTATAAATATATGTAATAAAGCTGCAGAAGAAAATAAGATAGTATTTACATTATGTCAATGGGATGATGGTATTTGTATGGGTGATAAAAAACCATCAAATTTAATTGTATTTTCTATAGGTCAAAGTAAAGATGTGCCATTACCTCTCATAGTAGAAGATGTAAATAAAACATTACGTAATATACCTAAAAGTTTGATAACTGAACGTACTATTTTAGCAAGTTTTGTAGGTACATGTACACATCCATTACGTAATCGTATGGTAGCAGCATTATCTAATTTACCAAATTTTAAAATAGATATTAAATCAAATTGGACAATAGATATACCACAAAATATGGTAAATAATTTTATAGAAACAACACGTAAAAGCCGTTTCGGTTTAGCTCCACGAGGATATGGACCATCAAGCTTTAGATTTTTTGAAATAATGGAACTTGGTGTTGTACCAGTATATGTTCATGACGATGATAATGCACTCCCATATAGAGAAATATTAGAATATGATAAATTTAGCGTATCTATACACATAAATGATATTGAAAAATTGCCAGATATATTACAAAATATAGATGAAGAAAAATATAATAATATGCTCACAGAAATTGAACGTTTATCAGAATGGTTTACACCATATGGGGTATGTAAATATATTAAAGAATGGTTAGTAAAAAAGGTGTATGTATAGATGTATAGTATAATTGAGGTTTAGACCTTTGAAATTTTAAAATGGACGATTAAATCCAAAAAAATATCAAAGTTGCGGTGTTTCAACCACATCTAAAATTTGGTTTTGTAATACCGAAGTAGTATTACTGACAATTTGTTTTCGTTGCAAATAGACAGGTCTTTCTTTTCCTGCTATTTTTGCTTCCACTATCTTGAATATGTTCAAAGAACTATTTACATCTCTATTCCATAAGCCTTTACATGTTTTACACATGAGAAGCCCATGACGTAGAATGGTATCATTCTTTTTCCAAGGTCGTGGATTTTGACATTCTCTAAATTTCTCACATTCGCCTTCACATTTAGAACATCTACAACTTGTTCTAAATTCATCTACTAAATAAACTTGATAACCTGCTTTTCTGAATAAATTTCTCATACCAATTCCTTTAGTTGGTTCTTTGTATTTCATTTGTTTCTTCTGTTCCCAATCACCAAAACTAATAATCGTTTCAGATGGAGAACCAAATTTTTCTTTGAACTGATTAATCATTTTATGTTCAGAACGCTTTCTATTCATAAAAGCATTCCATTTTAGTTTCCTAAATATTTTTTGCTCATAGAATGATAACAAATAAGAATTTACTTCATTCTTTTTCTTACAATAAGCTTTATATTTATCTAATTGTAAAGTTTTACGATTAAATTTACTTAACTCAGTTTCCCATTCAATAATTGTCTTATTATTTATAATTGTTATTTTCTTTAGTTCATCTCTAATATTTCTATATTTTTTATCTTTAGTTTCTTTTCGTTTTTGGTCTTGTGTATATCTAAAATGTAATGTTTCGTCATTCTGTTTAGAAATACAATAAATCAGATCAGATTTGTTCGGATCTATCGCAACTATATTTTTATCTTTTAGAATAGAATTATCAACATCATCTATATAATATTCTTTCTCTGTTTTTATAGTTGGCTTAAATCTTTTTCCAGCCACATCTTTACGAACTAATAGAATTGAACATGCAATACCATCAGTTTCAATCATATAGTTAAAAATATAGTTATTAGAACTAAAATACGATTTCTCTGTATGAAAGAAATATTTCCATATTTCAGGTTGTCGTTTAATTAAATTACCTTCTGTAAGAAAATCTTCTTTAGAACCTTGTTTTTTAGTAATAAGTAAATGAACTAAAGTAGTAGTATCAATTCTTATATATTTAGGAATAATATCTGAGCGTAATGGAAATACATTTTTTATACTTTCATCTTTTCCTTCAATAAATTTCATCATATAAATCATACAAGGTAAATAATCTTGCGGAGAACATTGAATATCATAATACATATTATCTTTTTTGAATTTTCTTTGAGGAATTAGAAATTTAATGTGTTCGGATAATTCAGTAGGTAAATCTTTATTACCATCTAAAATAGTATTTTTAATTTTTCGTAATTTAGAATAAAATGCAGATGTTTCATCTTTAGTCATACTTGATACTTTTTGTTTTCGTTCAAATAGAATATTAATAAAACGTTCAACATATTCTACATAATGTTGTTTAATGTTTCTTTCATAAATTGTAATAGTATCAATAGTAAGATAATCTAAAATAGTATTCATATGAGTGTATGATAATACTTCATTAGTAGTAATAGTTTGTTTATAGTGTTCAATATAGAATTTTTGTAGTGTGTCTTTTAATGCTACAGTTTTAGCATTTGGTGGTCTTCCTTGTTTTTTATTATTTGAATTATTACTTTCTTCACAAATAATTTTCATAATATTAGAAACAAAAGGATGGTCAATTTCTGGCAATTTGACATTTTTATCATACTCATTTATTAAATACATTTTCATAAACTGCATAGCATGAATAACAATTTTATGAGCAGATAAAACAGTTTTAAGTAAAACATCTTGAGAACTTTTATGTTTTACAACATTGGATAAAGTTTGTTTAATAGCTCTATAATTAGGCAAAACTTTATCTGGTGGTTTTTTCATTATACTAATATTAGACATTTTATTTTTCATATTCTAACGCAATTCATATAATATAATAGTGGCTTGTCTTTATATAGTTTTCAATACTATCAATAATATAGGTTATATAAAGACTAAACTAATAACAATATATAAAGGTTTATAAAATTGTGTGTTCAATGTCTATTAAATGCAATTTAAATTATCAATCATTATATGCATTTGTTGATAATACACAAATACATATAGATGATTTGATAAAATCAACAGATGAAAAAGTTAAACAAAAAATTAAATGTATTAATGGTCATCAGTTAATATTTGCAAATGGTAAAAAAAATAAACCACATTTTAGACATAAAAATACCGAAGATATGGATACTCAACCAATGACAGAATGGCATTCTGAATGGCAAGGAAATTTTCCAACAACTGAAATAGATTTTAAAAAAATTAATAATAAACAAATTAAAGATAGACGTGCAGATGTAGTATTAACTAATAGTAATTATAATATTGAATTTCAACATTCACATATAGAAAAAATAGAAATTCAAAATAGGAAAAATGATTATAAATTACATAATAGAAAAATATTATGGATTATACATGGTGATAAAACTATAAATGTAAAATATCTTGAATATTCAAATAGATATTATTTAGAATTTATAACTGATAAATGGAAATATGAAAGTTTTATAGATTATGAATATATATTTATTGATATTGATGAACAAATATATAAAATTTTTCCAAAAGATGTTAAAAATGGAATGATTGATGTAGAACCTCCAATATCTAAAAATCAATTTATTATATATCTAAATGAGAATAATCCAATTATTCATACAATAAATTTACCATTACAATGTAAGCTTCATATTAAACAACAAGGTGCAGGTAATGGTAAAACTTTTGGATTAATTCAAAATATAGAAAGTAAAGATTTTGAACATTATAAATGTTTTATAATAGTAACAAAACAACATTCTGCAAAAACTGTAATATATAATGAATTTACAGAACAAATATCAAATAATCATTTAAAATATATTAAAAATCTTACATATGAAGAGAATAATAAAAAATATCAAATTTCATATACTAATGAAAATACTGGTTTTAATTGTCATATTTTAATTGCTACTATTGATTCATTAATGTATTCTTTAGGTAATACTAAAAATACAGAATTAAATAAATTTGAGGGTATTGTTAATTCTATAATTGATGGATATATAGAAGAACAAAAAATAAATTATATAAAATGCAATGGCAAAAATTATAAATTAAATAAAGAATTATGTTTATTTGTTGATGAAACACAAGATTTAGCAGAAGATTATGCTAAAGCGATTATTAAAATTATGAGAGATAAATATATTGATTCATATATAGTTGGTGATAAATTACAAAGTATTAGTATTCCTAATAATGCATTTAATTATTTCCAAGATTATGATTTTTCATATATAAATAAATATGTATATATACCATCAAATATATGTAGAAGATTTTATCATAAAGATTTAATAGATTTAATAAATAATATTATACCATTTTCCAAATATAAATTACAAGATGTTCAACCTTATAAAATTAATGATGACGATGATAATAAACATGTGATAATTTTTCAAGGAAATAATATATATGCAAGTGATACAGATAAAAATAAAATAAATTTAGAAGTTGAAAGTATTATGAAATATTATGATAATGAAGTTTTAACAAATAATTATAAACCTAATGATTTTTTAATTATTACACCTTTTACTACTAAAAATCCATTAGTAAATGCCCTTGAAATTGCAATTGAAATATATTGGACTAAAAAATATAATAATGATACATACGAAAGACATGCTGTATTTCATAAATCTGAAGAAGGAAATTCTATTAATTTAACAGATTCTGAAAATGCTACTAGAATTGTATCTATACATACTTCTAAAGGTGATGGAAGAAATGTAGTTTTTGTTATTGGATTAGATGAAAGAAGTTTATTAAAATTTAGTAATGAAAAAGATAATTTAGTATATGATTCATTAATTCATGTTGCATTAACTCGTATGAAAAACAAATTATATATTAGAATTATTAATAATGGTGATGATATTGCAGAAAAAATAGGAAAATATATTTATGCTAATATTTCTTCCGAAGTAAATAGTATAATACCATTGATAGAAATAAGAACTAAAATTAAATATAGAGAAATTATAGATACACTTAAAAATAATAGTAATTTTGAAATTTTACAAAATGAACTAATTAATAAAACAAATTACAATATTTCAATATTTAACAATGATAATGAAAAAAATATAATTGATATGAGTCATCATAATATTAGATATGCATCAATGATAATATTTTTATTTATAAAAATAATTAATAATGAAAAAGAAGTTAATGATAGTAATATTAAAAAACAAATTAAAGCAATTTTTAACAAAATTAAAGATGCTGATATAAATAAATTATATAAATGGCAAAATTATTATGATTATCTTAAAGATAAAAAATTATGTATATTAAGAATTACCAATAATGGTAAAGATTATATAAAATATTATAATATTATATGTTTATTTATAGATAATGTTAAATTAAAAATAGATAAAATAATTAACAATAATATCAATGAATTATGTCCATTAGAAAGTATTGTATTATATTATATTATTGAAGTTATTGATAATGGTATATTTACAGATATAACAATAAATGAATTATATAATATAATAGATATATATAATAATTCATTTGATGAGAAATGTAAAGGTCATGATAAATGTATATGTAAAAATAATTTTAATAAGAAAGCAACTATTGAAAAAAATAGTAATATTGAAAAGATGAGTAAATATTTATTAAATCATTATGAAGATATAAATAATCTTGGAACAATATATGATAATTTTCTATTAGAATATCCTAAAATTAATTGGTTAATAAATCATATAATTAATTTTAATGGGAAAAATAATGATTTTGATATATATAAGAAATTTAATTTAATTGGATATGATGATGATAAAATAATTATTGTGTATATTAAACCACAATTTAATGAATTAAACTATAATGATATTATAGTTGAAAGTATATATGATACTTTTATAATTAAAAATATTAAATCAGTATCAAATAAAGATAAATCAAATAATGATTATAATAAATTTTTAGAAGATTATAAAAAATTTAATAATAAAAATATATACACAGTTGTGTTTTCATTAGATAATAATAAATATCACATGTTTGAATGGAAAAATATTATTAATAATCAAGATTTAATTAGTAATAATAATATAATATTTGAGCAACTTAAAAGTAAATTAATAAACAAATATATTACTGAAAGTAAATATATAATAAATTATTATAATTATTATAAATTAAAATATATTAATTATCCACCTGATAAAATGATTAAAAATATAATTAATGATTATAAAAATGAAAATAATTATGATAAAATGCCACCTTTTATACTTAAATTTTTTCAAAATATACAATATGATTTATCATATAATAAAAATAAAAAATTAGAAATATTATATAATTATGATAATAATGAATTTTTTATGTCTAAACTTGAAGAAGTAATTATTGAATCTATTGAAGAATATTTAGGTATTGAAAATGATAATTTATAATCGTTTATGAAAATAATATCGCTTTGTTCTGATTATATTATTTTCTTGTTTTATTCTCCAATCTGCACTTACCATTTCGTAATCTTGTTTTGTCATATGGCGTATTATTGATAACCATGGTCTATCTACTTTTTCTGGTGTTGAAAATGCTGTTATCTTACTCATTGAACAAAATTTACGGATTTCTGGTAATAGTTCCATTATTTGTTTTGTTTTTGTAGGATTATTTTCTAATTCATATAATGTAATACTATTATGTTCATCTAATTCTAAAAGGTTAATTAGTTTTTCTCTAATTAACTTTTGTTCATTAGGATAAAGTAAAATTTTTTGCTTCATGTTCTTAATATATAGTTTATAATTTCTTAAGTAGATTTATACTTTGGAGGAACTCTTTCACGGGTTGATTTATTCTTTACATAAACAAAATCATCTTTTTTCGCATAAGCATATTTCATATATTCTAAGTAATGTTCTTTTGGTATTACTTTATCAAAAATTCTTTTAATTTCTTTCTCTAATTCATCATATGTTCTTGTCGTGCCCGTTGATAGATAATGTTTCAATTCACTAAATACGCTTTCTATACTATTTGACCGAGGTAGCTACAAAAATTGATTTAAAGTAATGTTGTTTATTATATATTAACAGTTATGGAATTTGATAAATATGTAAGCCAATCTAAAGAAATCCATGGTGATAAATATGAATATATTTCATTATATAGAGATGATGCTAATCAAAGAGCAATGATAATAAAATGTAAAGAACATGGTGATTTTTATAAAAGAACTGGTAATCATATCGGTAAAAAACAAGGTTGTCCAAAATGTTCAAAACCACATAAATTAACTAAAGAAGATTTTGTTGAAAAAGCTAATAAAGTTCATAAAAATAATTATGATTATACTAAAAGTAATTATATTACATATGATACAAAAATTATTATTACTTGTAAAGAACATGGTGATTTTGAAATGACACCTTCGAATCATTTGAAAGGTCAATCTTGTTCTAAATGTAATGGTAAAATGCCTTTTCATACTACTGAAAGTTTTATAGAAAAAGCAAATCAATTACATAATAATAAATTTGATTATTCAAAAGTTAATTATAAAACGTTTTATGAACCTATTACAATAATATGTAAAATTCATGGTGAATTTACACAAATACCAGCCAATCATTTAGATATTAGAACTAAATATCATTGTCAAAAATGTTCAACAAGAAAAGTTAAAGATACTATATCATTTATTGAAGAAGCTAATAAAATATTTAATAATTTATATGATTATAAATTAGTAGATTATAAAACATCTATACAAAAAGTTAGCATTATTTGTAAAAATCATGGGACATTTTTTATGAGACCTAATGACCATTTACAAGGTTATGGTTGTCAAGTCTGTTCTAAATCACGATATTCACAACAAGCTATTAAATGGTTAAATCAAATAGCTAAAGAACAAAATATTTATATTCAACACTTTGAAAATGAAGGTGAAGTATTTATTAGAGTTAATAAAAAATTAATATATTTTGATGGATATTGTAAAGATACAAATACTATTTATGAATATTATGGAAATTTCTGGCACGGAAATCCAAATATTTATAAACCAGATGATATTAATGCAATAAATAAAAAAACATTTGGAGAATTATATAAACAAACAATAGAAAGAGAAGAAATATTAAAAAAATTAGGTTATAATTTAATAACTATATGGGAAAGTGATTTTATGAAAAAATAATTCATTGTTATCTTTTTGAATTGTTTCTTTAATAAAATCTTTTTTATGTGCTCCTGCATTGTCCATAATAATTAAGTTATTTTTGTATTTACCACTAATATATTTCTTGATAAATTCATTCATTCTTTCACCATCTACTCCTCCTTCTGGATATAGTGTATAGCCAACAATATCTTTAGAACAAATGGCAAGTAATAGTGTAAATTTCTTAAATACAATATTATTAGTTGTTTTTACTACACATCTTACACCTAATTTACATCTTGAATAAGAATTTAGCATAAAAGGAGATACTGAAGTCTCATCTAAACAAATAATATCATTAATATTATATTCTTTTACCTTTTTATAGAATTTATTTGCTTCTTGTTTCATATCAATGGGTTTCTTAAATCTTGTTTTTGGTTCATGTTTGTGTCTTGACCTTTTACGAGTTTGATTATTATCTCTTAATACATGTCCCAACCACTGAGAAGTAATATCATAATCATCAAATTCATCTTTTAATTTTTCATTCAAATCTTTCATAGAAATAGATTTTGTTGTTTTTATCTGTTTTATTGCTTCTTTGACATGTGCTGTCGTAACCTTGTAAGCAGTTCTGGTAGGTTTTAGACGGCGTAAATCACCTGTCTTATTATATCTCTCAACCCATCTTTTCAATGAAGTAGCTGGAACATCAAAAATAATAGAAGTTTTATCATAATTATTAGACATATTTAGATAATGTTGAACTGCTCTGAGTTTCAAATCATCACTAACATGTTTATGTTTAGACATAATATTACTATAATATATTATAAAAATCGTCCATTTTAAAATTTCAAAGGTTTAAAGATTAAATTATTTTTATTTTGAGTATACAATGCTTATACCAGATTTATTTCAAAAATGGAACATACAACCTACAGGTATTATACATATAGGTGCACATATGTGTGAAGAAAGAGATATATATGCACATGCTGGTTTAGATGACACAAAAATAATATGGATTGAAGGTAATCCATCAATATATGAAAGAGCTAAGAATACATTACCTTCAAGTATTCAATTATACCAAGGACTCATTTCTGATAAAGAAGAAATTGTTGAATTTATAGTAACTAATAATTTTCAATCGAGCTCATTTCTAGAATTAAAAGATCATCGCAATGAGCATCCTGATGTATATGAAATTGAAAGATTAGCGTTATTAACATGTACTTTACCGCAATTTTATCAAAAATATAATATAAATGGATATAATTATGATATGTTAGTTATGGATATTCAAGGTGCAGAATTACATGCATTAAAAGGAATGGGTTCTTCATTAAATTATTTTAAATATATTTATTTAGAAGTTAATACAAAAGAACTCTATCAATCATGTGGATTATTACCAGAAATACAAGATTATTTAGCTCGTTATAATTTTGAAATGAAAGATATAAATATGACACGTCACGGTTGGGGTGATGCATATTTTTGCAAAATTTTTTAGTTATTAATCGTCCAATCAAATCTATTATCAAATTGTGTACTATTTGAAGCAGTTTTAATATATAAACTATCATTGTGCATGGAATGATTATATTGCATATTTGGAACAACTATAAGTGACATATTATTTTTAAACAGTATATAATTCATATATTTTACATCGATAGCATATACTTCTATATTTTCATCTAATATAGGTGTTAAATATGTAACTGCTGATTTATGGAACACATTATTCCCTATATTCATTAAATGTGCATTCATACCATTCCAAGAATTTTTATCAAATGTTTGTCCTATATAACTGGTAAAATCAAAAACAGGCAAACCTTTTACAGGAGCATATATTGTTTTTATATTATTGGGATATGGACATTGATCTGAATCTGAATCTGAATTACTTTGCCAATATTTAACAAGAGCATCAAAGTAATCTATATCACAATAATTATCACTATCCATTAAACATATCCAATCTTTAGTCGCATATGTACATGCGGTTATTTTGTTTTTTAACGCACCTAAATTCTTAGGTTGCTTTATTATTTTAATTTTTAATTCATTTGCATAGACATTAATTAATTTATCATAATCATCAGAACAATCATCAGATATAATAATTTCTGATATATATGGATTATTTAAATACTTTGGTATATTATTAATTAAAAAGTTATCAAAACGATTATAAGTTGTTATGACAAGAGAAAATTCATAATTAGTAGATGACATTTTATTAAGATATTATAGATTATTTAGTTGTGTAATTCTTTATATTGTTTTATTTATATTGTTTTATTTATATTTATTTACAAAATAATACTACAAATACTAAATACTATAAATACTATAACACAACATACTTAAAGATAATCATATTGAATATAATAAAAATAACCATAAAATGCAACTTATTATACCATTATCAGGTGTAGGGCAACGTTTTATAGACGCAGGATATACTGTACCTAAACCACTTATTGAAGTAGATGGTATGCCAATTATAGAACATGTTGTTAACCTTTTTCCTGGTGAAACAAATGTAATATTTATCTGTAATGATTTACATTTAAAAGAAACTAATATGAGGGAAATTTTAGAAAAAATAGTGCCAACCTGTAAAATTATAGAAGTACCAGTAAAAGATAGAAAAGGACCAGTAGACGCTATATTACGTGCGGCTGGTGCACGTATAGAGGGCAAATATATAATTAGTGATACAGATGAAGTAATTGTATCATATTGTGATTATGGTACATGGTGGGATTATAAAGATTTTTTAAAGAATGTCCGCGATTCTGGAGCAGATGGTGCAATTCCAGCATATATTGGTTTTCATCCACACATGTTAGGCAGTGATAATTATGCATTTATGCAGTATAATCAAGATGATCATCATGATGAACACGATGATCATCATGATGAACACGATGATCATTATAAATGGATGACAAAAATACAAGAAAAGAAACCTTTTACAAGTAATAAAATGAATGAATATGCATCAAATGGTACATACTATTTTAAGACAGGTATAATCATGAAGAAATATTTCACAGAACTTATTTACAGAGATATACAAATTAAAGGAGAATATTATGTAAGTATGGTATATAATTTACTCATTGAAGATAATCTAAAAGTGCTTATATATGAAATAGATAATATGTTACAATGGGGTACACCATATGATTTAGAAGTATATAATATGTGGTCTTCATATTTTGATAAAAAGAAATCTAATGCACCTGTAATTAATATTTATAAAGATAGTAAAGATAAAGATAACAAAGAAACTGATAGTAAGAAAACACATATAATATTACCAATGGCAGGTAAAGGTAGTCGGTTTAGTATGGTAGGATATAATACAGCGAAACCATTTTTACCAGTTGATGGTCTGCCAATGATAGTCCAAGCTATTAATAGCTTACCACGTTATGATGATGAAAATACTTTATCAATAATAACTTTACAGGAACATGTAAATACATACCCACAAGAATTCAAATTATTAAGAGAATATTATCCATATGCATCTATACATGAAATTGCCAATGTAACAGATGGACAAGCAACTACATGTTCTATAATAATTGATACACTCGACGATGAAACACCAGTATTAATATCAGCATGTGATAATGGTGCATATTATAATATGGAAGAGTATGAAAAATTAGTTAACGATGATACAATCGATGTAATTGTATGGTCATTTACTAATAATCCAACAAGTAAATTATATCCACATATGTATGCATGGTTAGATGTAGATGAAACTAATACTGTAAATTATGTATCTGTTAAAAAACCTTTAATTTATAAACCAAATGTTCATGCAATAATAGGAACCATGTTATTCAAAAAATCAAAAATATTTAAAGAAGGATATAAATATATACGTGAAAATAGTATAAAAACAAATGGAGAATATTATGTAGATGATATCCTTAATCCACTTATTAATATGGGCTATACTGTAAAAGTATTCCCGGTTGATTATTATTTATGTTGGGGTATACCAAATGATTATAAAACATATAATTATTGGGAAGAATTTTTTAATAAATGCACATGGCATTCATATTCACGACTTATATAAAATTAATGCTATAATAAGTTGAATTACGCCATTGTAACCATCATATATATCTTCGTTATTTAAAAAGTTAATACCTAATGAAGATAAATATCCATATATTTCTTTTTGTGTAATATCATTATTTATATTTAAAGTAATAAAATTATTATCGTAGATGTTAGAAGTAACAGTAATATAATCAGCAAATTTATTTAAATTGTCTTTCAATAAATCAAATATATTATATTTAATTAATATTTTTAATAATATATTTGGCGGCTGTTTTTCTTTATAATTATTTTCAGCAATATTATTAATAATATTAATATTATCAATATTAACAATATCAACAATATTATCAGCATAATAGTGTATAATAATATCTGAATATTCTTTTTGCGGTTGTATATAATGTAAATAATCTTCTTTTCGTGATTGAATAGATTTTAATACTTTTTCAATATTATAACCTCTTTCTATTACATCTCTCTTAATTTTCCAATAATATTGTAAAGATTCTTGTGTATCGATAAATATTTTTAAATCTATTATATCACGTAAATTATTATTATATAATGTATGTAATCCACATATTACTATATTTTCTTTCGATTCTACTTTTTCTAAAGGGGTAAATTTACCTGTACCATGATCATAATCGACTGCATATATATCATTTCCTAATTTAAGATTAAAAGTATCTTCATGTAATTTTTCTAGATAATTTGATTGTGGATTTAAATGTGTTTTAGTATTCCATTCTGGATGACCTCTTTCCCATTTATGGTATCTGTCTGTTTCTAAAATTATTTTTTTATCAAATTTAAATATATTTTCAATAAGATGAGTAAGTGTACTCTTACCTGCACCAGAGTTGCCTGTTATACCTATAGTATTACATAATGATAATACTAATTTATAATCTAATTTAAAACGTTCGACATGTATATTATATTTTTTTAAATGTTGTGCTAACATTATTTCTGAACATGTTTCTATTGAATTACTATTTTTTATATATTCATCTATTTCATTAATAATATTACAATATATATTCATTACATATGGTGTCCCTATTGCAAATTGGTCATTTATACTGTCTATGCATATGTCATTATTATCACTTCTTTCATTTATTTTATGTCTAGAATCATATATATTATTACCGATTGGTATGTAAATTGTATTATTTGCATTATTTGCAATATTTGCAATATTATTAGCAATATTATTTATATCTAATAATATAGTATCTAAATTTTCTAATATAAATAGATCAGACCGAATGCGAATAATATAATCATAATCAATATTTTTATCTATAATAGAATAAACTCTATTTATTTTATACCATTGATAATATGCATTTATCTCTTTTTCAGACTTATATATAGTTGGATCAGGTTGTAAATTTACAGATGCAGATTTATCTACGAGTATGCTTTTAACATTATCTAATAGATACAGATCATTTATATTAAATTTTTTATGTAAATAACTTGTATCTATTTCATTAATCTCAGTATATACATATATATCATATTGTATTTCTTTATTATTAAGTTTATTATTTAATGTCTTAATACTATCAATAATAGTTCTGGATAATCCTGAATATATGAAAGCAACTTTAACTATCATTTTTAGGATATAGATATAAACGTTAATTATTAAATTTATAATAATAAATGTATAAATTACTCATTATTGATTTAGATGATACTATCGTAAATTATACATCGGCTCATAAAACTGCATTTGATAATGCTATAAATTATATATCAGAACAATGTAACTATCAAGTAGAAGATATAATATCAACACATACAAGAGTCAAAAAAGAATTATATGAAAAATATGATAAGCGTTATAATCGTCATGATAAATTCTTACAATTTAAATTACTATGTAATCAATTAAAAATAACTCATATGGCTACAATACAAAAGATATATGAAATATATGAAAATACTTATCTAAATAATATTAAATTACATGAGAACTGTATAGAGTTTTTGCAATTATGTAATAGTAAAAATATGGTTCTTTGTATTATGAGTAATAATTTATTAGATATACAATTAAAAGTATGTATTAAATTAGGATTGGATAAATTTATAAATGGAAATCAAGGTTGCACATTATTCACATCACATGAATTTACTTATGAGAAACCACATGAAGAACCACTTGAATATATATTAAATTATTACAATGTTAAAAAAGAAGAAGTACTTATTGTTGGCGATAGTATATCTAATGATATAGATTGGGGTGTTAAGAACAATATAGCCACATTTTTATGTGATCATACGTCACCAGATACATCATTTGAATCTTGTATAAGATTTATAAATCAATGTTATTCTTACTGTGAATAAATATAATTCTATGTATATTTACAACTTTGAACATATAAAATCAAATATATTATTATTTGGATTTAATAAATGGTGATCAATATTCTTAGGTTTATATTCTTCTTTAACATTACCATTTTCTTCAACTAAATGCCAATAATCTATATAATTAAAATTGTTTTTTATACACATTTCTTTTAAGTATTTATTGAATAGTTTATTATTATTATATCTAATATTATAAGCATCTATAAAATTTTTACTATTTTCATAATTAATAGAAGCACTATTTTCAGAATAATATCCTAATTTACCAGCGTCTTCTTTAAAACATATATCAAATAAACGTTCATTACTAGTTAATACACATGGATTTATAGATAATATGTATATATTTTTCGTTTTGGTTATCATATTTAATAAGTATAATTCATATAAATTTATTAAATTAATGATATATTCATGTACATCATATTTAATATTATCTTTAATACATTTATAATAATATCCAAATTCAATATCAACTTGCCCTAAAAAATATATTAATTTATATGAAGGATTTATATTTAAAAAGTTGTTAATGCTAACTGCTAAACCTAATTGAGAATTCGCATTTACTAAACCTTTAATTGAAGCACCCATTTTATATATCGCTAGAATTGGATGAGTATAATATATTGGTAAATCACAGTTTACATTTTCAATATTATTGTATAATTGTGAAACATGTGAATTACCTATAAAACAAATATTCATTATAGAATTATATGAAATATAAAAATTGTAATTCTTATATAACCATAATATAATCATAGTAAAATCATACTATCATAACGCATTAATTATATTAGATATATTTACTGTATATGGACTATTTAACCCATTATCTAATAACTCAAACTGTTTGGCATCGAATCCAACTTTTTCGAAATTTATAGAATTATTAAAACCAGCTACATCATTATTTGATAACTGTATTTCATATGCATTTGTATCATTTATGTCATTGATATTATTTGCAATAGTATCTACAATTTCACCAATTTTTCCATAATATGCACTGTTTTCATCTATAATTTTAACACGTACATAAAGAGGTAATCTATTTTCTGATGTAAAAACTGTGGTATTATATATATATGTAATATTTGTGTGGTCCATAGAAAAACGGAAACGATTATTAATTTCTAAGAAATATGGACTGACTATACATATAACTCGTGTAGTTGGTGGACTAAATAGAAGATTGCACATTCCTCCACCAATTGCACCAATAATTACTTCCGCTTGTTTAAATAATGCTATTTTTTCAATCATTGATAAATTTTCACAGAAAACTTCTTCAAAGCCTTGTTCTTTTAATTTTTCTACTAATTGATCTTCATTTATCATTTTACGTCTTTGTGTGTAATCTGTCCCAATATTTGACTTATCATTATTGATCCATGTGCGACGAGATATATATATTTTTTTAGGGAATTGCCTTTTTTGTAGTTGTAGATGTTGATTAAGATGACTAGATATAGATATGCTATTAAATAATTCATATACTTTACTATGTGGAGGGTCATTCGACATTCCACTATGTGTTAGCGAATTTGCAATATATACTGTCTTATATAATGTATTTTCTTTATGAATGATGATATCATTCCGTATATCAAAAATATCGAACATATCTTCGTTAAATTTATAGAATGTATTACGTGTAATATTTGGATATGATACTAATAATTTTAATTCTGGTACAGTTTCTTTTAATTTGAAATAAGTGTATAAATATGGTAATGTATCATATATAAAATGATAATAATTATCAAAATTATATATAAAGAAAAATACAGGAGACTGAGACTCTTCAATATTATTTTTATTAAGCTTTGAATTTTCTAAAATTTCTTTTTCGTTTGTAGCTACATTATAAAATCCATCATAAAAAGATTCTTTATTCAAAGACATAACTTTCTCATCATATGGTGAAACAAGTTCCTTGCTTTCTATATTCCATAATAAACAATTTGGATAAACTCCATTTCTTCCTATTATATATCTATCATGTAAAGTTATATATCTAATATCTCTACCATGATTATCTTTATTCTGCTCTTGTTCTTGTAGATTAATTGTATATTTACTTTCGTATTTAGAAAATGGAACAATTTCTATATTCATTTTAATTAATTGTATAAAACTTATACATAGTTATATACACAATGTCTTTATATTGTGATAACTATGTACTATATATAACTATATACTATATATAACTATATACTATATATAACTATATACTATGTATAACTATGTATAAAAATCTAAATTTAAAGCTTATAATAATTGAGTATAAATAAAATGAAATTTTTTGCACATCGCGTAAATTCTGCATTAGAACTTGCACAATTAGACCTTAAATATTCATATGGAATAGAATTAGACTTGCGTGATTATGGAAATGATATTATAGTACAACATGATCCTTACAAAAATGGTGATAACTTTAAAGAATATATAAAATATGTTCAAAATCGTGATATGATATTAAATGTTAAATGTGAAAGAATAGAACAAGATATATTGAATATTTTAAACGAAAATAAATATAAAGGTAAATATTTCTTCTTAGACTGTTCATTTCCGATGATATATGCTTTATCACAAAAAGGAGAAAAGAACATTGCTCTGCGATTTTCAGAATATGAAGGGATGGATATTCTTCGTACAATGAAAGGACGCGTATCATGGGTATGGGTTGATGTATTTACAAAATTACCATTAACATATGAAATAGCTCAAGAAATAAAAGAAATGGGCTATAAAATTTGTTTAGTATCACCAGAGCTACAAGGTCGTCAAGAAGATATTGAAAAATATGCTGAACAAATAAAAACAAATAATATACATATCGATGCAATATGCACAAAAAAATATAATATTTCTTTATGGACAACACTGCTTAACATAGATGACACTCAAGAGGAAACATATTCGAATAAAGTATGTGCTATTATTTAATTATTGTTTAATTGCAATTATATCATTACCATCATCATCATTAATATCAGATAATATATAATTATTCGCAATCAATAAATCTTCAGCAATTTTCATTCCGTTTATACCTAAAGAGTCTGCTGTATTAGCATTATGTTTAGTAAAACATTCCGGATTGAATCCTCATTTTTCATAACGAATCATACGAATATCATATTTATTAAAATCTATCATTTTTAATATTTCTGTATCAAATCCTTCTGTATCAATTTGTAAATAATCAATTTTAGATCTAATGTTATATTTAATACATAAATCATCAAATGTAATTGAATCAGTTTTAATTTCTTGTAATGCATCACCCCAATCATTCATCGGAACTAATGAATAATGTGCATCACAATAACCACATCCATTTGCAGCTATATTATTCGCATTTGTTTTTGGTATATATAATGATATTTCAGAATTACTATTATAATATATTGCTTTATTTTCTATATACACATTTGGTATATCTTTGTAATGTTCTGTAATAATATCAAAAAGAGAATAATTAGGTTCAACTAATATTACTTTAGAAGGTTTATGTTGGATAACTAATTTCCTGAAATTATCATTACCATTATTTGTTCCAATCTGAATAAATACTTTTTCTGTCATTTTGTCTATATTATTAAATATGTATTCTTTATATGTATAAAATTATGAATATAAATTATTTATTATTTGTAAATAAATATGAAAGAAACAGTATATTTTATTGAAAAACGTGGAGAGCAATTTATATTTCATTGGTTATTTTATATGATAGCAGGATTATACGACGTAAAAGATAAAGAAAAACCGATAAAATTTAGTTTAGAAATTGGAGGATATCCTGTGCAATATGAAACATTTGAATTATTAAAGCCAGATTTTGAATATATACAAGATATTACAGGATATAATATAGAACATTTACCAGGAGCACATTTTAAACCTAATAGTATAGATTGTGTACATGATCATTATTATAATTTTATACGAGAACAAATATTGATTAAAAATAATTTAACTATTAATTCACCTCCATTTAGATACATATATATATCTAGAAATAATAGTCATGAATTAAAATGCAATAATGGTCTTAAAAAGAGACAAATAGTTAATGAAAATGAAGTATATAATAATATTCTTAAAAAATATAACTTTGAATTTATTTATTTAGAAAAGCTATCTTTTAAAGAAAAAATAAAATTATTTCAAGAAGCAAAATGTATTGTAACACCAAATGGTGGTGCTTTAACATTTTCTGCATTTGCCAATGAAAATACACAAATTATTGAAATACATTCAAATCGTATTAAAAATGCCGACCAACATTATAATATAGCAAAAGTTTTGGGAATTAAAATAGAAAGATATACAAATGTAGAATTTATAAGTGATAGAAATTATGGTGAAGGTCAAGCAGAATGTTGGATAGAATTTGCCATGAAAATAAATGATCTAAATGATTTTGAAAATTTTATAATTAAATATATATAAATATATTTATACTTATATTATACTTATATTATACTTATATTATACTTATATTATACTTATATTTATATTATACTTATATTATACTTATATTATACTTATAGTGCTTGTCTATATTTTTCACGATCCCAATTCATTAATTTATCTATATTATTAGAATCGATAGTTTTTGTTCCATATTTATTAAAAGTTATATATGATTCCAGCATTTCTTCGATATCATAGTATTTCTTTTTTGTTGCAGCAATTATATAATATACGTTATCATATATAATTATTACAGGTGTTCTATTGTATTTGGTAATATAATCATTAATACATAAACTTTCACTATTTTTTGTAGCTACATTTGGACCACTTAAATTTAGAATTTCGTAGCCAAGGTATATAGCTATATCTGGTATGTACATTTTAAGCTCTCCACTTTCACAATATTGTTTTTCTGTATTGGAATTAATTTTTGATTTCCATATTAAATTATTTTTACTTATAGTTTCTATCCCTAGCAATATAAATATATTTTCATCAGGTTTTAATATTGATACTATAAGACTATGTAGTTCTTCAATTGAATCATTAGTAAATATAATTCCATGATTTAATAAATATATAATAGACTCATTATTATATTTTTTATATATTTCATTAGATAATTCTTTACCAGGATTCATATAAGGTATACTTAAAATATCTTTATTGTTTATATTTTTGTTATTACTTTCAGTACATAATATATTTACTAATTGACACGGATGCATATGTACTGTGTATTTTTTTGTAAATGTATGAAACCATACTTCAATTGAAGGAATCCCTACCCCTACCCCTACTCCTACTGTATTATCATCTATTATGCAATCATTAAAATTATCATCAGGACTCGTTAAATTATCTAATAATTTATCAATATTACATTTTACATATTTTGCCTCACATACGGCTGTGCCAGATTGTTTTATGTAAAGTATATTTTTATTCTTCACGGATATATTACCACCACCAGCTTGAAACCAATCTAAAAATGTGCCATATTTATGTGATAAATATATATATTCTTCAGCCATTTTATTGAATACTTGTATGTATATATTTAGTATCAGTTACTGTTTTTATATCTATAGTTGGAAGTGCACCCGCTATATTATGTTTTCTAATATCTAAACATGCATCTGTACCTGCATTATCCCATTGTTTATCAAATATACGGCGATTGCGGTCTAAACCATATTTATAATGAAATGTAGTATATGGTATTTCTTTATCTATAATATAATCAGTTATAGAATCTTCGTATGCTATATAATACTCTCCATTGTATTTAATATTCATTTCTAATATATAATCATATACACCACTCCATTTTTGCATCATTCCACGAGTTCCCCAAATCCAATTATCATCAGTTATATCAGTAACTTTATGAATTCCATGAGTTTGAAAATAACATACAGGATCAGCGGTATATAATACATTATCACCTATTGGTATTTCTTCAAATACATTATCTAATATCATATCTGTGCGATATTTCATATAACAATCATATTCAAAATTATTCTCATCAGCATAAGTAGTAGCATAATTAAATGCAATTTTATCATTAGCATACATTGATAACACATTCATTGGTAACCAGTTTTCATTAATCTTTTGTAAACATATCCAATGAACTTTAGGTTTAAATACATCTATAAATGATTGCGGAATTTCATATTTAGATATAACACATTTTTTTAACCATTTACTAAGTGTATTACGCATTTCTTTATAGTACTCACAATCTGTATTTTCGTCATTTATAGACATAAATATATCAATCTCATGTTTAGTGTTTTCAAGCATAGGTAATAGACACACTTCATAACGTGCGGCACGTCCAGAAATTAATAATGCTATTTTCATATATTTGTATATATTATAATTATTAATAATATTATAATTATTAATATTATTATATTTTCTAAAGTTTACTTTTATTATAGTTTATTTACGTATTAGATCATTATTATAATTATTTATAAACCATTCTATTGTATATTTTAATTTCAATGGAAAATTACAAAACTCGAAATATGGTAATTCTTCTTTTAATTTTTTGTTTGATGCTGTTTTTTTGTATTGACCTTCATGATATAATGTATCAAATTCTATTTTATCTTCATAATCCATCGTTTTTGCAATTATACGGGCAACTCTTTCAATTGTTACTTCTTCATTTTCATTTGGAGCACAAATATATGTTTCATGATTATATTTCATTATTTTATTTATTGCCCAATTTATTATTTTAGCCATATCTCCGTTATATAAAAATTGTCTTACAGCTTTTCCAGACCCAGATACTTTAAATGGTAAATTATTTTGTTTTGCAATATAACATTTATGAATCAATGCAGGTATGACATGTGCATCTTCTATTTTAAAATTATCATATGGACCATATAAATTTGTAGGTATAAGACATATCGTTTCCATTTTACTTAAACGTGTATGTATTTCTAACATACGTTTTGCCATTGCATATCCCTCATTACTATAATGAGGAGGACCACAATGAATCATATTCTCAGTAAGCGGTAATGATGGTGGAGAATCTGGAAAAATACATGTTGATAATATAGCTATAAAACGTTTTACTTCAGCTATTTCACAAGCTTTTATTATATTTAAATTCATTTGCATATTATCAGCAAACATAACTTCATTATTATTCATATTATTATATAATCCACCAACTCGCGCAGCTAAATGTATTACTATTTCTGGTTTAATAGTTGTAAGAACTTTTAATGTTTCATCATAATTTATTAAATTTATATCTTTACTACTCAAAAAAACCAATTTATTTATTGATGTATCATTTTGAACATTATCTTGTAATGCTTTACCGATTAGTCCAGAACCACCAGTTACAAGAATTACCATTATGTAAATAATATAAGGATATAATAAGTTTTATTTTTAAATAGGTATTATGAATTTAAATAATAATAATAATGTTAAAGTTGCTTTTATTACTGGTATAAATGGTCAAGATGGAAGTTATTTATCTGAATTACTCCTTGGTAAAGGTTATCATGTACATGGTATTTTACGACGTATGTCTTTAATGAATACTGAACGTATTGATCATATTATTTCATCTAAAAATCCTAAATTTACATATAATTATGGTGATGTTACAGATTTTACATCTATATATCGTAATTTAGAAGAACTTATAAAAAAACATGAAAATGCATGTTTTGAAATATATCATTTAGCTGCACAAAGTCATGTAAAAGTTTCTTTTGATATACCAGAATATACTACTGAAGTAGATGCAAATGGTACTTTAAAAGTTTTAGAAGCTTGTCGTACATTACGTGATATTTATAAATTAACACAAGATAGTTTACGTATATATATTGCTTGTACTTCTGAATTATATGGTAAAGTTTTAGAAATTCCTCAAACTGAAAAAACACCATTTAATCCACAATCGCCTTATGCAATCGCAAAACAGTTTGCTTTTTATATTTCAAAAAATTATCGCGAAGCATATGATATGTATATATCAAATGGTATTCTATTTAATCATGAATCACCACGGCGTGGTTTTAATTTTGTTACACGTAAAATTACAATAGGTATTAGTAAAATTATAAAAGGTGAACTAGATTGTATTTATATGGGTAATATCGATTCTATAAGAGATTGGGGACATGCAAAAGATTATGTAGAAGCTATGCAACTTATTTTACAATGTGATAAACCTGATGATTTCGTTATAGCAACAAATGAAACACATTCTGTTAGAGAATTTATTGAAAAAGCATTTGCAGAAGTTAATATTAATATTACTTGGAAAGGTGAAAAAGGTTCTATAGATGAAATAGGTATAGATCAAAATGGTATTAAACGTATCGGTATTCATTCAAAATATTTTCGTCCAACAGAAGTTGAATATTTACAAGGTAATGCATTAAAAGCATTTAATACTTTTGGATGGAAACCTAAAATAACTTTTGAGCAATTAATAAAAGAAATGGTATATAATGATGTACAATAATTTATATTAAAGATAAATCAAATATAATAAATAGAACTAAAACTATAACTAAAATGGATATTGCATTATTAATATTAACACATAGTGAATATAGTGATATATGGTATCTTTTTTTTGACAGATTAAAAAGACATTTAAAAATAAATTTTGCCGCTACATATTTATGTACTGATGATAAATCTCGTGATATATGCACAGATTTTAAAAATTATTATAATTTTAATGATATATTTTATTATACATCAGATATGTCTTATCCAAATAGAATGAAAGAAGCATTAGCTACAATTAAAGAATCATATGTATTAATATTTCATGATAATAATATATTAGTTGCTGATACAAATGTAGACAAATTTAATATAATTGAAAAAATATTATATAGAGATGCTCCTGACCAATTAAGATTACATGCTGGTTCTGCACGTACACCTGGTATACACATAGAAGAAGATGTTTATAAAATGACACCACATGATCCATATAAATATAGTGTGTATCCAACTATTTGGAAAAAGACAAGTATCATTAATATTTTTGAATTGTTTCATTATAAATCATATAGAGATATCGAGGATGATGGAACACAAAATTATATCTCTCAATTAAATAATTATTATGTATGGAATTATGAAAAATCTCCACCAGTTGGTCATTGTGCATCTGAATTAGTTCCTCATGTGATATATTACAGACATTTTATATTAAGAGCAAAATGGATTAAAGGATGGAATAATAAAGAATTAGAAGAGCTTATAAAAGAATATAATATAAATAGCGAGTCGAGAGGGTATATAATATGTCCATGTACAAATCGCTTATTACCAGATTGTTATCATGAATATAAGACAGGACATATATGTAAATAAATAGATATAAAGATAAATAAAATAACAAAAATAAAAATGAGTTTATTATTAGAGTTAGCTAATAAAACTGAAACTGACAAACATACTACCCATTCTTATATAGAATTATATGAATCTATATTATCTAAAAAAAAGATACTGCAAAAAATGTACTTGAAGTAGGTATTTATTTTCATGGAGGTAGTATAAAATTATGGAATAGTTATTTTGAAAATGCAACTATTTATGGATTAGATATAGAACCAGATTATAAAATTTCCGACGATATAAAAAATAAATCAAATATTGTCTTATATACTTCTACGAATGCATATGATGAAAATTTTTTCAAAAATACATTTTTAGATAAAGGTATTAAATTTGATTTTATATTAGACGATGGATCGCATTTATTACATGATATGATTCAATTTATTAAATTATATTCACAAGTTATGACTGATGATGGTATATTAATTATTGAAGATATTTCAGATATTTCATGGATTGAAGAACTTAAAAATGCAGTTCCAGATAATTTACACCAAGGAAGATTTCAAACGCCGACTTTAAGTAGCAAAACTATTTAAGGATTTGGATATTTAATATATTTAGGAAGCGAATTATGGATGGAAGCCGAAGAACAACAAAAGGTCAAACGACCAGACAGATTGAAACAATTGAACCTTAATAAATCTACAAATGAAAAAGTTATTAAGTGTTCTTTACAAGGTATATTGATTGAAAAAAAATTATATTGTGAAATTCAACAATGGGTTCATACTATTTCTAAAGTTACGAATAAAGCCTCTCTTTTATTCAATCGTATCATTCTTCACTGTTTGAATAATGAGTTACCATTACCTAATTTGTCTGATCAAACATTTTATATGCATTGCTTCAATATTGGAGTTGGAAGACTAAATAAATCAAGTCCTTACGTTAAAGAAATATGGGATTCATGTTTTTCTCAGTTTCCTAAAATTGACAAATGCAGAGGTGATACTCCTGCTTATGCTTACGCAGTAAAAACTTTTATGACTAATTTTAAGAACTCTATTATTTATACTTTTGATGGAAGACAAAAAGCATATATCTACAAATGGTGTTCTATCAATAATATTGATACGAAACATTTTTATGCTATTCGTAGTGCTATTAATGGATGGGGGTGTAAAACTGAACCACCAAAAGAAATTATTGAATTTATAAATCAACAGAAATCAATACTTGGTAGAGTAGAACTGGATGGAGGTATTACTCTAACATGGTTAGGAACACATATAAATGAAGTACTAAATTACTATTATTTTATTCTAAAGTATATGGAACAGTTTGATGATACAAGTAAATTTACTTTAGCACCTATTACAAGAATTAAATGTCATCATATTACTATTGATACTACTGTTCTACATAATATGATGATTAATTTAGAACTTATTGATAGTAAAAAACTACATATAAATGACTTTATGTCTGTTAGGGACACTCAATTTCAAAGCGTATTTAATCTTAATAAAATACCTAATAAAGGAACTTTTAGTTATAATATAGAAACTGATGGTGTTTCTTGTTCTATACATTTCAAAGTTCCTAAAAAAGATGAAAAACCTATAAGTAATAAAGTATTGAAGAAAAATGACAGAATAATTTCTATTGACCCTGGACGTTCTAATTTAGTGTATGGAGTAGAAAAACTACAAGATAATACATATAAGACTTATAAATTAACAAGAGGAGAATATTATACAAATGCCGGTATGAAAACTGCTAACCGTAAAAGTGCCAAATGGGAAAAAGACATTCATAATGAAGAACTTATATATAGACGACATAGTCTAAAAACTACTTCTGAAACTGAATGGGATAAGTTTATTGCAGATTACATTTCTGTTTATGATACAATATGGAATACCAAATTAGAAAAGAAATGGGGAAGAGAAAGATTTAGAGTATATTGTCTGAAAAGAAAAACTTTAGATACTTTCTTTCAACAAATGAATGGTGATATAAAACCTATAATCGCTTATGGAGCGGCTAAGTTTAATCCTAACTCTAAACATGAATTATCTGCTCCAACAACCTATGTATCTAAATGTTGTATGAAACATTATTCTACCATATTTGTTGATGAATACAATACAACAAAAATATGTAGTTGTTGTGATAAAGCATTACATCCAGTAATGAAAGATAAAAAACAAATCAGAGGACTACGATGGTGCAGTTCCACCAATTGTCGTACTTTTCTGAATCGGGATATGAATGCAGCTAAAAATATACTGAGAGCATTCATAGGAAACAATAACCGACCACAAAGTTTATCTCGTAATTCTGATATAGTAAAAGTGAAATTAAAATCACTGATACTGTATTGACAAGGCGAGATGAAGACGGAGAGAAAGTAAAGTTTTCTATCCGTTATTATACTAATGAGATTTCATTCGCTCACACTCGGCGTTTGAAATCTTCCTTGGTGTAAAACAATATGTAAGTTATTATGATTTAAGACATATTAAAAATAGATATGATGATATTGTTTTCATAATTAATAAAAATTTGTAAACACATTATAAAATAAATTATAAACTAAATTATAAAAGATTAGATAAAACTTAGTTTACATTTTGTTACGCATAAGGGTTCCAAATTTCACTAGTATCACTTAAAACTGGAGTTTCAATATTTTCTAAATTTAATTTTTTTCTAATTTCTACAATTAATTTACTAAAAAAACCTCTTCCTTGTACAAATAATTTTGATTGAATAGCAAAACATAAATCTATATCAGCGTTTTCTGAATTGAAATGTTCTGCATTTAATTCATTTATGTATTGTAATAAATATTTATTTGATAAATGAATACATTCATCATAATTATTTGAACTACCATTTGTAAAAAAACAATTTCCAATTATATACTTTTAATTATTTCATCACTTCTGTGTCCAGCAACAACATCGCCAAGTCTTAAATGTATTACGACACTATTATTAATATCTTTTGGTATTATGTTCTTATCTTTATATTGTTGCATATGTTCGACTACAATATCAGTAATTATATTCATTTTAGTATGCATATCATTTTTATGTCCACCTTGTAATATAAATTTACTAGCAATAGAATTTGGATATTGTAATAATATTTCATTTATAACATTATCTTCTATAGATAATAATACAAGATCACCTAATCTATATGGTGAAATTTTTGCCATGTATTATACAATAATTATACTATAATTATAGTATAATTATACAATATTATACGCATAATAAAATTCATTTAAGAATATATAAGTTCTAATCTTTCAAAGACATTACATTTAATAATATGAATTATGTTTTGAATATTACTAAAAATAACTTAATATGTATATACCGTTTTAGTGATGGTGGTCAAACGTCTCCAGGTGGTCAAACACAAGCCAAAGGTAGACCAGAATATTTCAATAAACAAAAGATATTTCTTAATTTTATAAAAGAATTTGGCACTGATAATGTAATAGTTGTAGCAGATAATGTAACTGATGCAAGTATAGAATTTCTCTCGAAATATATATCATCTGATAAAATTATACAAACGAATTTCAAAAGTGGGGCTTTAAGTTTCTTATATAGTGTAGAATACGCGATTGATAATAGTAATAAATTATTTAATAATAACAATAATAACAATAATAATAATTCAGAGACTTATGTATATTTAGTAGAGGATGATTATATACACCGTCCTGGTGCGAAAAAAATATTATTAGAAGGTTTGCAAATTTCAGATTATCTTACGCTCTATGACCATCCTGATAAATATAAGCATCCACACCAAGGTGGTAATCCTTACGTAGTTGATGGTGGAGAAAGGTCAATTGTATATCTTACTGAGTCTGCTCATTGGAAAATTACTAATAGCACCACAATGACATTTGCTACTAAATTAAGTATTCTTCGCGAAGATTATTTAATTTATAAAAAATATTGTAATACAGGATATCCATATGATTTTCAAATGTTTTTAGAATTAGGAAAGACAAGAAAACTTATTAGCAGTATACCAGGATATTCTACCCATTGTGAAAATAATATGTTAAGTCCTATTTATGACTGGGAGAAGTGTTTGTGATCTTCCAATAGCTATAAAGTTGTCTGTCAATTTCATATTTACCCCAATATTTTCTTTCCCTTTTAGGACTTGTCTGTACCCATTCCCACATATTTTTTAATCCTGTTTCCAATGGAACTTTCTCTTCATAATCTAATATTTCTACTGATTTTTCATATGTGCACCATGCATGTTTAACTTCGTGGCGTTCTTCTAAATATACTATATCGGTTGAACCAATTATATTATTCATTATTTTTGCAATATCATTTAAAGATATTTCTTTCATTCCACCTACATTTATTATTTGATTCTTAGCTTTTTCAAAAACGGCAGCATTCCATAAACAAGGTAGTATATCATCTATATAAGAGAACGCACGTGTTTGATTACCGTCGCCATATACTGTAAATGGTTTATTTTCTAACGCATTTAACATCCATATTCCTAATACATTTCTGTAGGGATCCCATATATTTTGCATAGGACCATAAACATTATGTGGACGTATTATACAATATTCTAAGCCATGTTGTTCATATGCTATTTGTAAATCCATTTCACATGAATATTTCGCTACACCATATGGGTCTATTGGTTTTGGTAAGTGTGTTTCTGTAAATGGTACTTCACCATTACCATATACTGCCATCGATGAAGTAAATACAAATCGTTTAATAGAATGTTGAATAGCTAAATTAATTAAAAATGTAGTGGCAATGACGTTGTTTTTATAATTATATTGACGAATAAATGGACTTAGACCTTCTGCTGCATATGCGGCAAAATGAAATATATAATCAACTGGAAAATATGGTAACAGTTTTTCCTGTTCTTCTTCGACGGTTAAGTCTGCCTTTACAAAAGTAACTTCACTTGGCACATTTTCTATGTATCCCCCACTTAAATTATCCACACCAATTATTTCAATACCTTGTTGGGTTTGATCTTGACATTGATCTTGTTCTTGACCTTGACCTTGATATTGATCTAGATTTTTATTAAATTTATCTTTTGATAACTGTATTAAATATCTGCAAAAATTTGAGCCTATTAATCCAGCACAGCCAGTTACTAATACTTTCATACTTGTACTTTTTAATAATTATTAATATATTAATATCTTTAAACCAAACCTAACTCCGAAAATGCTTATAAATTATAATCAGTTTGCAACGGTAACCATTTAGAAACATATGGTGATGCCTTTAATAAATCCATTATAATTGGTGCAATTTCATTTGAGGCAAACCGATGACATCCAACTGGTGCGCTATAGAATTGCTTATATTCTGGACGTCCCTCTTCGATAGAAAATTTGGAGCGTTCGTTTACAGGACAAAATGATTTATTTAATATTTCACATGCAGATGAAAAATATATATCCTCTGGTAATGTATACATTGGTGCCATTTTCCCATGTGATCTTAAATAATTGCAAACGTCATCAGCGGTTAAATTGCAGACACAATCCATCATTGCACTTTTGTGTCTGAAACTAAAACCACCATTATTCCCACCATTATTGACTGATGTATGATTTTTATCGAAAAAATTTGCTCCAACAAAATCATATTTAATGAAGTCATCTATATTATTATTAAATAACATGACATCAGTCTGAAAGATTAATATATTTTCTTCTTCAATATTTGACCAGAATAATCTATCAACTAATAATGCATTGTAATCATGTATAGTTAAATTAGCTACATTTAAAGTGGAAATCTTGATATCCCAGCCAGGAAAGAGTGATTCGACCCATTCTTTATTGTTTTCAGCAGTAATAATATGTAAATTCCATTCATTTGCTGGTAAGATAAACATAACATTACGTACAACTTCTTCTAAGAATTCGTGACGGCGTGGTTCTACAATTACCGCGACTTTCGTATTCTCAGGTTTATTTATAATACATTGTTTGTCTATATTATGTAAATCTTCTATAGTAATCATATTTTGAAAAAGCTTATGGAAATAATCTTTACGTTGATGTTCATTTAAACGATCCATTATAAACCAGAGTTTTGAATTTTAAAAGTATTTTATTTTTTAAATCATTTAAACATTATATTAAATAACTTATACAATTAATATTAAATTAAATGTCTTATCCAGTACATATACATATTACTGCACGGGGAGGAAATCAGTTTTTTCAATATTGGACTGCTAAATATATTGCACATGCATTAAATAGACCATTAACCGTTCATTTCTGTGAAACATTATATATTAATCCAAAAATATATCCTAACATTGATTTACCTGAACAAAAGTATGTACCAACACATATGCCGAATGTTGTTCCTGATGCAGGATATTATTGTTACCATGACCAAGATGATGTAAAATTAATAAGTATGGACGCAATTATAGAAAAACATAGAAATTCAAGTGTGCCTCTGCATTTACGTTTTAACGCAGAAGATTTTGTTTTTATGAGACCTCGACAAGATTTCGTAAAAAACTTATATAAACGTAGTGATAATTTCCCATTAGTTAAAAATAATAAACTAGTAATACATATACGTTTAGGTGATATGACACATCATTATGTAGCATTACAACATATGTTTATTAAAGCTTGTTCAATGATTATACAAAAACATGACTTAGATATATTAATAGTAACAGAAAACGTTGATCATCCATGTATATTAAATTTGCAAAATAAATTAAAAGAAGTACGTAACTTATGCGCTATTAAGAATAGTAATAAATATATAAATAATGCAGTTGATATTATAGATGGTTCTCCTGAAGATTGGCAATATCACTTCGATACTATTTCATCGGCAAGTGTAATTTTAATGTCGCATAGTACATTTTCATGGTGGGCGGCTTATTTAAATCCATTTCATCCGACAGTTTACGCTCTTATAACATATAATAAAGATTGTTTTCATACTGTACGTAATTATTTATTAGAGGATGATTCGCCTGATGGTTGGAATATATATAACATGGATACAGAGAAATTTCATACATTTATAGATGGAGTTAAAAAAGAAATAGTTTTTGAATGAGCCGCTTTAGCCGCGTTAGCTACGAACGAATATATTAATATGAGTGAGTCCAGTAGGTAACGGCGTAAGAATTTGGAAATAATGTAGTTACTTTTTCCCTGTCATAAATTTCATTTCTTTCGGTTACTGGGTGACGTAGGGCTTGTTGATGTTCCCAGTCTCGCCAATTTAATGGATAAAAGTAATCTCCTGGTAGTATTTTTATTTTTGATACTTTATTATCATCTAACGGTAATAATTCTGGTGATAATACATTCTTGAGCATATTATACCATACCAATTCTGATAGTTTTATATTTTCATTAGTTATTCTATTATATATCTCTATAGCTTGTTTGAGAACAACTGGACCAGTCGTATATTCTACACTACCATTTGGATTAGCTTTTAATAAACAATAAAACATACATAACCAAAATGTTTGTCGTGGTTTAGATATCATAATAGCATTTGGAATATTATGTTCATGGTCATACTTCACTTCGTCTCCCATACGTCCGAATATAATATCTGACGTATCAGTGTTAGTATTACTATTCACGTCAGCGTCTCCCATTGCTAAAATATCATCAAAACTTTTAAGACATTCAAAATCCATATCTACATAAACACCACCATAATGGTATAGATAGAAGTAACGGATCGCATCAGCACGTTTAATCATAACATCATAATTATCATATCTATCTAAAAACCATGGATAATATGTTTCAATAAAACGACGATTGTCGGCGTCATCCCATAGAACAAATTGATAAGTAGGATTATATTTACGCCAAGTTGTTTGCCAATATGCCATATTTTCAGGTATGACTGTTTTTGACTTCCATGTTTGGAAAATAGTTTTTGGGATTGTATTTGACATTTGTAGTTTATGTAGTCTATGTATATACAAAAATAAGAAATATAACTTTTAAGCCAAGAAAAATAAAGATTCGATTTGTTTTGATATAATTTATTCCAAAGGTTGGGAATAATAGAGTAATGCTTCACGTGCTGCGTTATTCTCCGCATCTCTTTTGGAGTCACCAGTGGCATTTCCAAGTACTACATTATGTTTATTTTTAACACAGTAATTAAATATTTTTTTATTATTCTTGACATCTACTGATATTTCAAAAAATCTCGGAGCATCTTGCAGCGTATGTTGCATATATTTACTCAGCATATCCTTGAAATTCGTCTTAATTTGTATAAGTTCCGCAAAGTCTATATATTTCTCTAAAATATTTATTACCCATTGTTCTGCCACATAATACCCTCCACCTGTAAGTGGTGTAATACCAAGATGTTTGGGCATAGTTACATAATCTTCATCTTTCTGAAAATCCATGCAAATTGCTCCTATAAAAGCTTCAAACATATCTTCCATTGTCTTATAATTGCTACGACCACCACTCTCTTCAATCTGTTTGGAAATAATAGCAAATTTCTCCAATCCAATCTTACCCGCCAAATATCCCAACATTTTACCATTTACCAGTTTCGTACGAATACGCGAAAGAAATCCCTCTGACTGGTCAGGATAGCGCTCATAAAGATATGTAGAAACAATGACACTCAATATAGAATCCCCTAGAAATTCAAGCCGCTCATAGCTCATCTCTTGCAAGGGCAGACAGCCCTCAGGACAACGTTCATTCCCTTGTTCAAAATCTGTATTTTTCATAGTACAATAACTGCGATGAATAAACGCATTACGATAAAGATTAATATTATTATATTTCACACCTTCAAGACCATTTGCGTCAAAGAATGCACGTAAATCCACATCTTGCAATAGAATATTTTTAGGATTATAAGGCAGCTCTTCCGTAGCTACTTCTTGAGTCTTATTATGTAAAGAATTTAAACGACTATGCATTGTAATGGTAGTATTATAAAAATTACTCTATTTAATTATATTAATGATATAATTAGATCAACCTATAATATATCATTTTTTATTCTTATATACCTTTTGTAGTTTCTAATTATTATTTTATATTGATTATTATTTTTTATTCCGATAATACATATATGAAAGAAATAGTAATATATAAGCTAATACATGTTCATAATTATTCAGCATTATGAAACTCGCAACAAATAATTGTAATTGCTCGAAGTCTGTGTTAATTTTCTTTGTTTTTTGTTGTAGTCGCAATATATTTGCATCTGTATTTTGTAGTAAACGAGGATAGGTGCGGAGTTTTGCAATATCACGACGTGCTCTATAATCATAAAACTCAGGATTATTCATTAGTTCCTCGGTATACGGACGTATTGCTGTAATATAATTAAAATTTGGGTCTAATTTAGAATATGTGCCGTCCAGAAGGGAAAAAACTCTGAATAGCGATAAGAAATCTTGATTCACCTTAAAATTTGTCTGAAATTTACCCTGTAAATCGTTTTGAACTATAGACATTTTAAGTGTAGCAAAATCAAGTGTCTCTAAATATTTAAAGAAATAACTAAAAAAAGCTTTTATCTCTAACACTTCTAACTCATCTGATATATACACTATTTTAAGCTCTACAAGCAATTCAACAAACTCATCTACATCTTTTTGATACAGCGACGTAATTATTTGATTTATTTTTGCTTTAAACTCATCACTAAACTCAACAACATTCCCAAAATCATATAACACAATGCGACCATCACCTAAAACTCCTATATTACCTGGATGCGGATCCGAATGTACATAACCTATTTTAATTATTTGAAACAGAAAAAGATTTATTAAATTTGTAGCTACATCCACTGAAGATATTTCTTCGGTTTTAAATCCTTCTATATCATTTACTTTAATTGATTTAACATATTCCATGACTAATATCTTTTCACTGGAATGGCGTATAGATACGTCAGGAATTTTAACATTCAAATCAGTTAATAGACGACGGAACTTTATCATATGCTCCATCTCTTTGCGAAAATCCAATTCTTTAGACAAAAACCCTTCATATTCCCCAATTATACTTTCGTATTCCCGTCCCCGTGGATAACCTATTAGCACAAGCAAATTCACTAAATTCTTAAGCGTATCTATATCATCCTTTATTTTTTCTGCGATGTTTGGTTTATGTATTTTTATAGCTACAATTTTACCACTATCTCGCAATTTACCTATATGTACCTGACCTATGGAAGCAGAAGCAATAGCTTTCTCATCAATATATGAGAATATTTCAGTATAATCTATATAATGTTCATTTAGTGTTGGTTTCAATTCACTGAGTGGTACTTGTGGTATATTATCTTGTAGTAGTAAGAGTTCATCGATAATAACTTTATCAAGTAAATTATTACGGGTTGAAATAAATTGACCGAGTTTAATAAAAGCTGGTCCAAGTTCTATTATTTGTTCCCGTAACCATTTACCTGTCGTGGCATTATCTTTGCTAAAACGAAGTTTAATGTTAGCCTCTCCTATGAATTTCAAGATGCGCAGCGGTGATGTGCGATTTTTGTATGTGTTTGATTTATCTTGCGATTGCGCTCGTGTGCGAGTTTTTCTTTTAATTGATATAGTATTTACAACAAGTGTTTTCATTTATTTCTTTTGTTTATTTAAACAAAATTTAAATAATTATTGTATATAGACAAATTATATTCGGATATGTTTACATTAATAAATCGCCCTAACCTTAAATTAAAACAAGTCCCTGCTGGGGTTTCTTTAAATAATCGCAAAAGAATTGTATGTGTATATAATTCAACTTCAAAAACTCCTAAAGAAAGACATGATGAAGAAATACGTGAAATAAAAAAATATATTGATGAACGCCGTCATGTAATTGAACCATTAAGAAAGACTGGTATCAAAAAACTTAATGAACAACTTGTAGATATCGCCAAAGATGAACTTAAATTCAGCAAAACAATATTTGATGAAATTGTACCACGTGCAGGTATTGAAAAATTAAGAGATTTATTTTTTCCATTTAATAAAAATAAAGCAGCGCCGGTAGGTAAATCATCGTCTGCGTCTGTATCATCTGCAGTTTCTTCAAAGATAGTAGAAGTTGATGATGATTACTTTGATGAACAAGAAAAGAAATAGGGTATGAAAGCTTAATTATTATTTTTATATTTTAATAATCTATATTTTAATAATTCATATTTTAATAATTCATATTATTTGATATAATTATATTATTATCATACATAGATAGCACATCTTTAATTATAGGATGTCTGATAACATCATCTGTTTTAAATTCAACTAAACCAAACTTTGAATTTGGACGGTTTCTTAATTTAATTAAAAAATCTTTGAGACCATTATCGTAATATTTACGATCATGTTGTTGAATATCTCCTGTAATTACCATTTTACTGTTTTGTCCAATACGAGTAAGCATCATAAGCATTTGATTTGGTGTACTATTTTGCATTTCATCTGCTATTATAAACGCATTATCAAAAGTCCTACCACGCATAAAAGCTAAAGGGCAAATTTCTATTTGTCCTTTTGTTATCATATTCTTTACAGCTGAAGGTGAGACAAATTTATGGAAAACATCATAAATAGGATAAACCCATGGTAACATTTTATCTTCCAATGTGCCTGGAAGAAATCCTATGTCTTCGTCTGTAGATACTGCAGGACGAGTGATAATTAATTTTTCATACGTTCCATCTAATAATTTTTTTATTGCTACAGCATTACATAGATATGTTTTTGAAGTCCCGGCTGGACCTGTAGAAATTACTATTGGAGGATTCGGATTTTCTAGCAAAGATAAGTAATTTTCTTGCATAGGATTGCGCGGAGTAATTACTGGTTGACGTGCGGCTACGAAATTGCGTGAAGAAAAACTATCACCTCGATAAGAGGCTGCAGATGTTGTATATCCACCGGCTAAATTTGGAGAAGTTCCTGGTGAAAATATATCTTCTTCGCTATCATACCAGTCTTTATCACGATTACGAACTTTACCTTTGCCCATCGTAATTATCCGTCTCCTATTTATAGTATATAACAAAAAACTACGAGATATTTGTAACTGTTTATTTAAAATTACAGCCATATTACTATCTAAAGATAATTTGCCTTAATAATATACTTAAATATTACGTAACAATAGTTAAACTTAAACAATACGCAAACATAATGAATAATAATTTGCCACATATAATTGGATTAGTTGCTCGATCACGACGTGGTAAGGACACTGTAGCGGATTATATTTGTGATAGATATCCCGAATTTAATTATAAAAATATAAAACTCTCCAAACCTGTTAAGGATGTGGCAAAAATACTTTATGGATTTTCTTATCAACAGCTTGAAGGCAATGAAAAGGAGATTATCGATCCGAGATGGAATATCACACCAAGAGATGCAATGGTTTATATTACAACAGCTTTTATGACCCGGCATGGACCAGATTTCTTTAGCAAAAAAATATTTAGCGACTTTGATGATGCAGCGCTTTCAGACACACCAAAACATATAATAATAACCGATGTAAGATATGAAAATGATATATCGGAAATAATAAAAAGGAATGGAATAGTTATTAAAATCATAAGAGATACTGAACCATATCATTCTTGGGAGAATAATATTGATAATCTAGAAGCATCTTATACAATTTATAATAACAGTACGTTAGATGATTTATACGCACAAATAAATACTATTATCTAAATTTTTATCTATCCTAAATTTGCATCTTTTCTAATTTTCTCTTACCTATATTTGACAACTTTGTATGTGTATTGTGATGTATTGTGATATATCCTAATATATTGTACATTGTGCATTGTGCAGTTGCGTTATGCGCATGTGCACTAATCGAAACGTATGAATGACGGCACTTGCATGATGGTATTTCTATTTGTTATTACATTCTGTTTTTTGGGTGTATTCGTATTGCCCCCGGTATTCGATTTATTCTTTACTACTTCTTTTTGGTATGTAGCCATATGATCTTCTATTTCATTCAAGTGTTTTTCTATATATACTAACACATGATTCTGTAATGCCCATCTGAAAAAATTGAGCTGACCTATAGTAGTTTCAATGGCTTTTACTGTCGGTTCGGTTTCGAGAATAAAAGTAATTCTCTCATGACGGCGGAAAGGATCAAAATACATCTTTGTGTATGATTGTAACTCTGCACGATATTTTAGATAGAGATGGAATTTGCGAAGATTTAAATCATTTTGTGTATTGGGATATTTCTCTAGTATAGTATTCGTATTATCATCTATCCAATATAATATATCGCTATTCTTTGCATAATGTGTTACAAACCAATCAAGTATTCTTAAAGATAATTTTGATTTACCTTCTATTATATCATACAGTATCTGTCGATGTGTGGCATTTCTATTATAGTGATTCGTTAAAGAAGTCAGCAGTAATGTTTGACTTATATTCGACATGCGTTACTTTTATTAATCTTTTAGCCAATTCTTTAAATAAAGAGTCGTCATTGTCTATAGCTACAATGACAATAACTACTATTCAAAAAATTAAAGTATACGCCGATAAAACTAAGTTAGAACCAGGTAAATATTACGATATTGATGAAACTTGGACTGTAGTAGATGGTAGTAACACTGGTACCAAAACAGAATATATAATATATACAGAAACAGATGATTTATTGTGTCATTATATACCTCAGGCAATTTCAGCGGATTTATGCGATTTAGCTATTAAGTGTTATTTAGGCGCAGGGAAACAGGTTTCGACAAATAGAGGAGTCGCTGCTGGTGCGGTACATAGAGATATAAATAGTAAATATGAGAAAGGGACATCGGCGAATTCAAATATTTTAGGTTATATTGATAGTCCAAATCATAAGAAACCATGTAGATTAACTATGTACAGTAAGAAATATTTAGAAAAATATAAAGAAGGCTTACCATTTATATATGCAATTAATGAACTCTTTAAAAAAACAGTTCCAGATAAATATGAAAAACAATTAGCGGCAGCACAGATAGCAGAGAAACATTATATTGAAGGAACTTGCTTCAGTACAGTAACAGTAAATTATAATTTTCGTACGGCTTTACACAGGGATTCCGGAGATTTCGTTAATGGCTTCGGAAATTTAGTAGTATGTAAAGGTAACGAGAGCAGTGACGGTAACAATGACTGTTGTAACAATGAAAGACGTAAAGGATGTAAGGGTGGGTATTTACTTTTCCCGAGATATAAAGTGGCGATTAATATGGAGAATGGAGATTATCTTTCAATGAATGTACATGAATATCATTGTAATTCACCGATATTTTGTGATGGCGATGCATTTCGATTATCTTTTGTATGTTATCTTCGAGAAAAAATGGTAAAATGCAGTGAAATTAATAGTAATCTAGAGAAGCTACAAATTAATGGTGAAAAGGCATGGGATACGAGTATTATATTTGAAAAAATATTTAAGGCAATTGGTGAAAATGTACCGGAAAAAGTAAAAATAAATAACGCGAATACTAAATGGTGGACTATGACAGCGGGAAGATTTAAACTTATATATCGAAATAAAAGATACGAATTACATGATTCTACGGCAAATGTAGTAGTTCATAATCTTATGCCTTCTTGGAATTATGCAAATACATTAGATAAGATATGATATAATATGATATGATATAATATGATATAATATGATATATAATATCTAATATCTAATAATCACCACCGATTTCTAATGGGAGTCTGTTGCCGACATCAGATGGTGAAATAGTGCTTTGGTTCCATGGGGAAACATTGACTTGTGGGTTAGCTGGTTCAGAGCGGAGTTGTAAGTTAGCATTCTTCTTGCTGGAACCAACTGTGTCTGTACCGATTAATACACCAGCGGTTAAGAAGTTTTGGTCGCTAACATCACCTTGACCAGCTGGATTTAATTGAGCCCAGCGGCTATTTGCCGCATCCTTTGGAAGTAAATCAGATGCGGTTAAACGGTCGCGTGGGAAGCATGTAGCAGATCCTGGTGCAGATGCATTTGCTGCACCGACAACACGGCTGAACATTTCATCACCTAAATCAGCATCAGATGGGTTAATATTGCCTACACCGGTTTGTGCGGCAGATACATTTGGGTTAGCTACAGATGCAATTGATTGATTGGCAATCTGTGGATCAGGGAAAGAGTTGTTTTGTACTGCTACGAAATTCTCTGAGTTAAATACTTTAGCTCTTTTGTTTCCTGATACGAATAAGAATATGAGTAAAACTATGATTACAAATATGGCTAATGGAATATATGCTTTAGTCGCCATGTTCAATATCTATATTCTATTATAGATAAAATTTATTATTGATTATATTTTACTATCGATATTGTTCTTCCAATAATTAAATATAAATTAATATAATTAATATAATTAATATAATTAATATAATTAATATAATAAAAATTAACATAATAAATTTTAATTAGAGGAATATATTAGCATTACTATATAGTTCCCTCGTGATATTTTATTATTTTTAACGATAAATTACGTAATTTGGTATTCCAATCTGCAGATATCGTGGTTTCTTTTGATTCGGCAAATTCTCCATTTATTTCATCCTTAAAATCTTGTAGTTTATTAATCTTTGTGGCAAGTATATTACAGTTCTCATCTATGGATTTATTTATTACTGCTAAATCATCTTCCCAGGCATCTTCAATTGCTCGACGGTCTATCCAGTCTTCGGTAGATTCCTGAGATGCCTCTTTCGATACTACAAGTTTACGTAATATCCACCGGATGCCGCATTTCTTTTGGAAAAAATAGAGTCCCTGTATTTCTATATCCAATAATAAATCAGTTTCTGTAAAATCTATATCATGTATAGTGTCTACAATATTATTATCTGATATTAATATCGACTGTTGTGTATTTGCATTTAAAATAGATAGTGTGTTATTTAATACATTAAAAGATGGTCTATAAAGTGAATTAATTTTTTCTTCAGTAAGTTCATTACGAAACCAATGGTTATTTTGCATTTTAATTACATCTAAAACTTCTTGATCAATTTGTTTAATTACATCGATAACTGCGGTTTTCATAATCTCATTTTTGGGATTGAGCCATATCTTTAAGACGTCTCCACTTGCGGGTATTTTATTTAATGAGATATATTTAGCTAGATTTATTTTTATCCGGAATTGTTTATTAGTATGAATATCAAATACTTTAGCAATGTATAAGCCATTCTTTTTAGTCGGTTTTTCAATTTTGAGATATTTATTATTCATATCCGTCTAAAACTAATAAAGGGATTTCTCACTATTATAATAACGCAGCGCATTATTCTAAATTATGTCAGACGCAATCAGTATATTTACTACGATAATCAAAAAAGAATTAGAAAAACCCGAATGGAATGAAAATGTATTAAAACCAATTTTATCCAGTTTATTACCATATATTTTAGGTGTTCTCAGTTTAAATTTCTTTATGACTATTCTCGCTGTATCTTTGGTATTATTTATTAATAATCGCGTTAAATAGAATTAAAATTAATTAATTTAATTATTAAAATATTTTTTATTATATTAATTAATAATAGAAATGGAAGCATTCAATGAACAAACCAATATGATGGCTGGTGGTGCAAAGAGACGTGGTCGCAAACATGCAAAGAAAGGTGGCGTTGGTTTAACCGGTGTTGTTTCTACTGGTTTACTTATTGCCGCTGAAGAATTATACCGTAACTCATTAAAAAAGAAAGGCAGCAGTGTTCGTGGTGGCAGCGATGGCATGTCTGCTGCAGTTGCAGACTCAACCACAGAAGCCGCTACAGAAGCCGCTACTAAAGCCGCTTTAGATGAATTAGTTGGTGGTCGTCACCGTCGCCGTGGTCGCCCATGTGGCAGTGGCAAAAAGAAAGGTGGTGAAGGCGCAGACAGTGGAATGCTTGTTAACAATTTAGACGGCAAAGACGGTGCTTTAATATCCGAAGCATTCGGCGCAAGTTTAAAAGGTGGCAAGAGACACCGCAAACGTCGCGGCGGCAATGATGGCGCTGCAATGGCTGCCGCCGACTCAACTGTTGCATCATCAGCATCAGTACCAGTACAAGCACCTACACAATTTGATATGAATGCGGTTGTAGCTGAAGCAGCTCATGCACAAGAACACGTAACTGGCGGCAAGAAACGCCGTGGTCGCAAACACCGCGGTGGCAGCGAAGGCGCTGCAGTTTCTGAATTAGCAGTTGGTGCAAACGGCGATGCTATGTCCGGTGGCAAGAAACGCCGTGGTCGCAAACACCGCGGTGGCAATGATCAAGCATCCGAATATGGTCAATTTTCACATGCAATGAATACTCCAATGCCACCTGCAGCAAGTACAACACCCGCTGCACCAGCACAAGATGGCGGCAAGAAAATGAAACGCCGTACCCGCAAACACCGCCGCGGTGGCGCCAATGACGTTAATCTTGTAAATGATGAATCAGTTATAGTATCATGTACTAAGAATAAAGAAGAAGAAACTGAAAAAAATGGTCTCTTAAATGATGATGCCGCACTTGAAGAAATAAAAGGTGGCAAGAAGATGAAACGCCGTGCCCGTAAGCACCGTGGTGGTGATGATGGCATGGATGGTGGCAAGAAGATGAAACGCCGTGCCCGTAAACACCGTGGTGGTGATGGTCAAGCAGCGATTGCCGCTGCAGAACAATCTTCTAGTATGTCTGGCATGTTACAAAGCTTCATGAGCAAATTATATTAGACTATCGTTAGACTACTGCGCATTCGGTAAAACGCATGAGCGCTGATTTTTTATTTTTATGAATCCAATCTTTTAATACTTGTTTATTATCTACTGAAGATACTACATTCATACCATGTGTATATTTTACCCAAATATCCAAAAATGTTTTCAGTGCTGCTTTATATTCCGCCGTTTCTTTATAAAATCCCTGATGAACCGCTACAATAGCCTGTATAAAAGTCCATTCTTTTTCATCCATATTTACTCCCATCGGTTTATAAATATGCTCAACTTGTGAATATGTTATACACGATTTTGGTTTATCCGGAATAGTCTCATTTACACGTTTGTGTAATTTGTAAATATATTCCGCTATTTCCGCCTGTTTATGTGGTACTGGACATTTCTGTAGATGTCCTTCTAAATTATTCCGGCATTTCGGACATGGTAATATTATTTTAAATGCCTCAATAACTTTATGCATTTCTGCAGTATTTTTTATAACAAAAGATAATCTGTGTAGAATCATCCATCCGGATGCTCCCCATACTTTAGGATTAATTGCTTTCATCATACCTGTAAATCATACCGAAATATTTTACATTCAACCACATATGTGAACGACATTCTTTTTCAAGTTGTGACATATTTTCCGGCAATTCTTTAATAATATACCACGCTCTGAGTGTCGCCGATTCATCTGACTCTTGTGGAGATTTACGAAACTTGTGCATATAACCATTATTACGAATAGCTACATAACTATTTGATTTGGTCTGTAAATCAGAATTATTATTCATGTTATTCATAACGATATACACTTATAATAATACTAATAGTAATAACTAACAAAGACACAGACACTTTCATTTTTTACTTGCGTAATCTTTATACCGAATTAATCCTGTCTAATATAATAATTATGGATTACAGGTCTGTAGAAAATAGATTTATAGAACATAGAATATTAGAAGAACAACTTAAAATTCGCAGCAGTCCAGATAAATACTACGATGAAAATGGTAATGAAATAAATACGAAACAACGCATGAATGCTTTATTAGACTCGACGAAAGCTCATGAAATAATACCAGAAGTTATTGATCTCGAATACAATACTAAAAATGAAGTTAAAGTGATAGATTCTTTATGGGAAGATTCCGGTTTAGAAGACTGGGCAAAGTCTCAAACAATTACCTACGGGGCATCACATCATATCTGGAATATTATAAAAAACCCGACATATGATACATCACTGCTAAAACAAAGACAAGCAGCATTAGATAAAATAGCGCCCATGGCAAAAAATATAGAAGATCAGCTGCAAACTCTTAAAAACTGTGAAAAAGATGTCGCATGGCTCTTTACCTTGCCATCAATAAAACAGGCATATCCAATTAATACACTTTTCCCGTCCATGCCAGTATTACGTATGATAAACAATATTCCATATATGCTAGTATTATTTCATATATACCGGATAAGTATTATGCCATGGTTTAATTTAATATCACCTATAGTAACATTACTATCACCATGGTTTTATCTTAAGAAACTTAAATTAGATATTAGCCTGAAACTGTATCTTAAAACAATGTGGAAAGGACTGTGCATAGGCTTATCTGGTGGTACCGGATCCACAAAATTCACCAAAAATATTTCAATGATTGTATATGTTGGATTATATATATATGGTATAGTACAAGCTTTTGAAAATGCCGGTATGCTAAATTACATCCGAAAAAATCTTACAGAAAAAACAGAAAAAATCTGCAAATTTGTAGCTACAAGTCAAGAACTCATTCGCTCTGTACCACTTGATCTTATTACTGCTTATTGCCATAACTACACTTTACGTAAGGAAATGAACTTATTATCTGGTCCACAGGGATTAAGTAGTTTATATTCATTAATGACCGAAAAAGTATTACAAGGTAGATTATTATCTCTTATGAGAGCTGTATATTCAATTGATATAACTTTAGCTCTGCATAAACTAGTAAATAATAGCAGTTGCTGTAAAGTAAAATATATTGGTAAAAGTATTAATGATAATAATATAAATTCAACGCAAATATGGGATATGGGTCATGTAATGTTAACACCAGAACAAACAAGGAATCCAGTAAGTCTTGGCAAGAGTTTAATTATAACTGGTCCTAATGCCGCAGGTAAAACTACTTATGTAAAAGGTATTTGTGTTAATTATATATTATCACAGACATTTGGTATAGCTTGTGCCAGAAAAGCAGAGATTTTACCAGTTCATGCAATAGGTTCTTTTATAAGAATTTCAGATGAATTAGGTAAACTCAGTTTATTTGAATCAGAGGCAAAACGTTGTGCAGAACTTATAAAACAGGCGAATGATATTTCAAATTCCGGACAAAGAGCTATTTATTTCTTAGACGAACCAATGCATTCTACACCACCTATTGAAGGTACATCTACATCTATAGCCGTCATAGAACATATTGGTAAATTACCCGGAATGAAATTACTAGTTACAACACATTACCATGATATTATAAATTTAGGTATAGATGCAGAAATGAAGAAGTATTTTAGAAATATTTCCGTAGAAGCTAAATTAATAGAATCAGATATAGAAAATTGTAGCTACAAATTTAAGTTTCCCTATAGAATTAAAAAAGGACATTCTCGGCAATGTATAGCACTTGAACTATTATCCGAAAAAGAGATGCCTAAAGATGTCATTAAACGTGCGATTGAAGTTAAAAACAAATTATATCCATTTATCTTAAACTAAAATAACATGTTAGCAGACTCTTCATTATTACTTCAAATGCAACTCGCCCTTATTGGTATAGTACTTGTAACTGGTCTATTTTATTTATGGAGATTATTATGTCGTATTGAAGATAAAGTAATAAGATTATCGGCGAAAGTATCTAACAGCTGTGCAGGTGGTGGCGGATGCTGTGGTGGTGCTGCAGCTGCCGGTATGGCTGCTTATGCCAACGGTGGTTCTAACTATAAATTAGGTGGTAGCGGTGGCAGCAGCGCGGGCGGCGGTGGTGGTGGACCAATAGATACCGACTTTAGAATTAGACCACTCAATTTTGCTGATGCAGACATTCGTGCTGAACAACTTATGAAAGAAGTATTTGGTGAAGATGTCGACGTAGCCGAAACAATAACCATAATCGAAAACGAGGCAGCGGCGGCAGAAGCGAACGTGATGGCTGCTGGTGGAGTTGGTGGTGGTGGGGTTGATGCAGGGACAGGACCAGAGACAGTAGAAGTAGTTATATTAACACAAGCTCCTGCACCAAAAATACCAGAAACATCTGTAATAATTGATGAAATAGAACCAGAACCCGAAGCTGAAAATACAAACCCATTATCTAAACAAAAATTAAACAAAATGTCTCCAGACGATCTCAAGAATTTATGTGTCCAAAGAGGATTATCCGGCGAAGGTAATAAAAAAACTCTTATAGACCGTTTATTAGGAATTACCCGTGATTAATTTTATCATGATTAATTTTATCATCTTATATGTTAGAAGATGACTTCATGTACTAGCTGTGAAGCAAAAAATCCAATGATAGAATGCCCCAATCGTATGGAAGACGGTCGTGCATTCACTGATTACCGTCCCAGATGTGCTGTTAATGCTGAATTATACAACTTAGTAAATAAAGCGAATATGGCAAAATCTTCCTATGAATCACGCATGTATTTACAACAAAATGCCGACCAATTTATGTTATATGAAAAAAATAAAGCTATTGATCGCTCAGCACCATGTGCACCATGCAATGCAGCAACACCATCTACTATGTTACCAGAACGTTATGTAGTTAGATGCAATGGTGTATCATGCGAACGCCATGAAGTTGACCCATGGGGTGTAGGTGATGGTCGCAATTTCAACAGCAATTAAATTATTAAATAAATTAGTAAATAATAAAAATAAAATAATAAATAAATTAATACAGTAATAACATATTTATTTTTGCAAATAATATATATATATTATGTAATGGATTCGCAAAGAGTAACCACTAATACAAACACAAGTACAAATACATCAGTACAAACATGTGGAAATGGCAACACATTAAATGAGTTATCTTTTAAGAATGAATACCTTTCATGCAAAGCTACGATAAGTTTAGATAAACAGGTTGTAAAACTCCAAGGTATGATCTCAAATTTCGGACAATATTCTAAAGTTGAAATAATTGCCCCGAATCCACCGAATCGTATGACATCATATGCCGGAAGTGGATTACCATTTCCGTGTTCTCAAGTAGCTTTTGATAATACTCCAAATGTAGGTAAAGTAAATGAAAGTGGGTCTTTTGATATATTATTTGAATATCCTAATTCATATTATGTACCAGATATGTTTACAAAAATAGCACCATCTGTATACTTTATATTTTATCCAACCGATAATAAGGTAGAATCATTCGCTTCCCGTGTAGAATTATACGATGATCTTCCAGTAAGAACACTTGTTCATAGACCAAACCATGCAAAAGGACCAGGTTTTTACACGGCGAAAGAAGGTCTTATCGGTGTACGCAGTGCAGAGGACACTATGCGTATGTTAGCACAATACAAAGGTTTATATGATATCGCTTAAAAATTGATTTAGATAAAGAAGTTCTTTGATATAATAATAAGAACAAATGATGTCATCACCATCTAGAGAAAAAATTATAGAACAATATTTAGAAAATAAAAAAATTATAGAAGACAGAATAAAAGCTATTAACGCTGAAATAGCTGAAAAAATGCTTATTATGAATGATAACAATTATAACTTTCCGCGTAAGAAAATGCGAGAATCTAATTAATTTAATTAATACTTAATTTTTCTAAGTTTTCTTCAGTAATGCAACTTGTCTTATCATATGTGAGTGGAAAATAGCAGTGATATTGATTATCATCGCCCCAGAATGATTCACGTTGTAGGCGTTTACTATATTTGAATATTGAACGTGACACTTCACCTTCTTTACTATGTAACATGACTAATATAGATTGTAATGGTGCATCTCCCCAACGGAAATAAAATATAGAACCATTCTTATCGATAGCTTCAATGTCTTTTTGGACTTCCTTGCGTTTCCAGAAATCAGTACGAGTTATAAAGAAATTATTATAATACATAATTGGCATTGAAATTTTAATCTTTTCGCCAATCTCTGGTAATTTTTCCGTGTCTTGTGTTATAGATAACAGAGTTCGGAAAGGATGTATTGAAACCGCACGAGAAGGCACTTCTTGTTCCATAAACATCTGTGATAATTCTTTCTTTTTCTCTGGATGTAATTTATCAAAAAATTCTTTCATACCATAGCAACATATACCACAATCTAAATGAAGTAAATTTGAAGCATACACGAGTTTCTTTTCAGCGGTCCATTTAAATAAATCTGGTACTGGTTCTTCAATAAATGAATCGTCATCTACGCGCATAACATAGTCATAGCCTTCGGCATATTTTGGCATATGTACAAGCCACCAACGGCACATCATACGATACTTAGCATTGCGCCAATATGGTGTTGGCTTTGTAGCTATACATTTATCCATTTTAGCCTTATCAATATGAGCCGGAAGTACGAAATCATCAGCGTCAAGAGCTCTAAAAGTGACACAAGAACGACACGATTGGCGTATGCTCATAAGAATTTCTGTTTGTGATTTATCATCAAAGTCACCTTCATGAAATATAATTACAGGATATTTATGCTCTGCATTAAAATTCTTGAAAAGGAAATAGAGACAGGTCTTAAGATACGTCCTACGTACATCAGTATTTTGTGATAAAATGAAAATTGCTGCATTCATTGTATATGATTATAATTGAATATATCTATACAGAAAAATAATTTAAGTCTTAAATGCTGAAAAGTGATTTAAGTAATAGCCTTCTTTATTCTTACAGATTACATACATATCATAGATTAAAATGCCTCCTATTGTTGCCATGCATACAGTCATTGTATTCCGCCCAGGTAAGAGGGTAGACACTGTAAAACTATGTAAGAAATGTCGTTATTACGAGCCTGTATATGAACGTTGCAAACTCTTTGGTAATATGAATGTCGTGAATGGTAATATCGAATATAACTATGCGGCGGCAGAAAGACGCGAAGAAGGCGAATGTGGTCCCGATGCAAAGTACTGGGATAATATTATAGGCGACAAGACTGCTCCCGCCGCTGCCACTCCCGCGGCTACTCAATCTACAAATTTAACTACGTACGAGAATACATATAATCATTATAAAATTACCCACTGGGATTAAATACCAAATGCAGCTACTAAACTTGCCCAGAATCCATTTGGTACTACTGTAGCCGAAGGTGTATTAGTATTAGTATTAGTATTTGTGTTATCAGCATTTGCGCTGCTAGTGCTACTGCTACTAGTTGTATCGGTAGCAGCGGTGGCGGTACTTGTACTTCCTGATCCAGTATTATCAATAGATGCCACGGTGTTAGTATTAGTGTTTCCATCAGCAGTTGGATTTTGATAAGCTTGTAAAGCTAATTGATTGTATACATTTTGAAATGAAGCATTATTATTTGTATTACTATTAGTGTTATTATTACTGTTTGAATTACTATTAGTAGATGAAGCAGGTGTTGTGACTGGAGGAGTGATCGTAGCAGCTGGAGTGGACGCAACGGCGGGACCAGGTTTCTGTCCTTTGGTTGGATCTAATATTTGACCTACACCATTACTATTTGGTGTAATATTTGCAAGTAATCCATTATTTATGCTTAAAGTAGATGCTGCAGTAGAAGCAGCACCTTTCATTGCATCTTTTATTTTTAATACATCACATTTTTGCATATCTTGTGCTGATACTGGTGTACTATTTGTACCATTTGGATTATTAACATGCCAATTCGAATGTCTTGCTTTTGGTAATATATTCATTGCATTCTCTATTTGACTTGCCGATAAACTGCATGTAGCTAAGTTATTACTGCATTGTTGTAATTGAGTTTCTAAATCGCTTAATGCAATACCATTTGTATCTATAATAGTTTGTAAAGCTTGAACTTGTGCTTGTGAAGCTTGTAAAGCAGCCTGTGCAGCAGCCGCATTACTGTAATGATAAATAAAGAAAGCATTTAAAGTGGTAATATCTGTTGCAGATAAAGCTTGAGTATAATAAGCGAAGGCATATAAGTTAAAATCCCATGTACCATTTGAATTAATTAACATTGGACTGTATCCCATTTTAATAGTATTATTTACTGCAGTCATACCATTTGTAGGATTTGCATTTACACCAATATAAAATGTAGCTATAGGTGTAGTTTGATTAGTGTTATCAAAGACTAAACCGTATAGAGAAGCGACACCATTTGCCTTTAAAGTATCTACTGATATTTTCCAGTTATAATATGTTCTATAATCACCAAGTATTAATTGTACATTTACATTATTTTGATCATTTACTATTGGCATAATAGATAGTTTAACTGTATTCGGGGTTTCGGCATATGCTTCATATAAAGTTATACCATTTGCCATATTTGGTTTAATTGTACCATCTGCATTTAATAAGCTCAGATTATTAAAATCGCCATAGAATATTACAGAGAAACTACCTAATATATCGGTTGTTATACTTGCACCAAGTAAATCTCTTGAGGGTGGTCCAATAATTTTATAATTTAATAATGGTAATCCTGAAGCCGAAGTTACTGGTGAAGTATAAGTTGTTGTTAATTTTATATTTGAATCACCACTCGCGTTACATAATGTATTTGCGGCACATGTACTACCTGCATTATTACCATATAAACTATTAGTATATGCATCAGGATTGTTAGACATGTTAAATAAGTGTGTGTAAAATAATAGATTTGTTTGAGGCATTGTCGGTGGAGTAGATGCTGGTGGAGTAGATGCTGGTGGAGTAGATGCTGGTGGAGTAGATGCTGGTGGAGTAGATGCTGGTGGTGTAGATGCTGGTGGAGTAGATGCTGGTGGCGTCGATGACGGTGGCGTCGATGATGGTGGCGTCGATGATGGTGGAGTAGATGCTGGCGGTGTTGATGGTGGTGCTGCATCAAACGATTCAATACCATTTGTTTTAGTAAATGTAGCCTTATAATATATAATAATCACTCCAAGTATTCCTAATAATACAAAAAACCAATATATATTATTTTTTTCCATTACTATGAACTCTATCTTCTAATTAGAAAAATGATATAAGAGTTTCACTTTATTATAGTATAAATATATCATTTTACATGTCATCATTAAAACAAAAAATAACTACAGAAACAATGAGTGATCTTGATTCAGATGATAGTGGTGATGCAGCAAATAATATTAATTTAGAAGATCTAATTGAAAATGAACCAATGTATCATGTACTTGCCGAATTTTTACAGACTTCGGATAACAAAAATATTACAAATGTACTTAGTGATATATGTAATGAACTTAAACAAATTCGCATTACATTAAATAATATGGTATCTACTGTTTCTTCCAATACTTCTTCCCAGGCTTCGCAGACTTCGCAGACTTCGCAGACTTCGCAAACTTCCCAGACTCCGCAGAAGCCTGTGTCGACGACGGAATAAATTTTTGCACTGCATCTATTTCATATTTCGTAATGTCACCAGTTCGCACTTTATCCCATAAATTATAGGGTAATTTTATATTTTCTGTTCCATCTTTTATATATAAACCATATTGACCTATATGCACTTCACGAGTTGTGTCATTTATTTTTATAGGAAATGATATAAGAAAACGAATATCATCTAGTACCAAATCCGATAGTTCTATTTTTTTCCATTCGAGATACGGTTTAAGTGTATAGAATTTCTTTTGTGTAGTATGGTAAATTGCCGGACCATATTTAGTAGAAATAATATTTGCCGATATATCAGGATATTCTTGTAATGCCGCGGCGGCAGTTTTTGATTTCGCAGACGTGACAGAACGAGATGCTTTTTCTCTTTTTATTTCGCTACTATCCGGCAAAGATTGTTTAAACTTATTATAAAAATCCCCAAGTACGGTTAATTTATTCGCCTGATTATTTGCTATCTTATCCAGAGATTCCTCCATTTCACTCGTAAATCCAACATCAAGTAAATATGGTACGATTTTATTCAAATATTCTATAATTTTAATACCAAGTTCAGTAGGCACCATACGATCTGTTTCTTTACCACCGATATTTATAGTGATATCTGTCGATGTCACACTTGTCGACGAAACAGGCGCCACAAGCATTTCAAAATTCTTAGCATTAATTTGTGTCTGTGGATTTTGTCCAAGTTTTACATAGCCCTTATCATAAATTTTGTCAATAATTGTAGCATAGGTAGAAGGACGTCCTATTTTCTCTTTTTCCAATGCTTTAATAAGAGACGATTCATTATAAAGTGAATGGCTACGTGTTGCGTCTGCATGTGCCATAAACTTAATCGGCTCTACCGGTTCTATAGGTACATTATTTTTAGCCGAATAAGTTAATATGCAGTTCCACAAATCAATTAGTGACTGATCTATTTCTGTATCAGGTTGATAGACTTTCAAGAATCCTTTATCGATTAAAATTGATATTTTCTTGGTAAAAACATATTTATTCTCAATCTTAACAATAATATCCATATACGTAGCTGACTTCATTTGTGATGCTACGGTTCTTCGCCAAATAAGATCATAAATTTTCTTATGATTTTCTGTAATTATTTCATTATCTGGTAGTGAACGATAGCGCATATTAATATCAGTAGGATGAATACATTCATGTGCCTCTTGTGATCCTTCTTTTGCCTCAAAATTACGAGATTCTATAGATTCTTTGCCATATTCCTCTTGATTTTCCAAATAATTATGAATAGATGTTTGAAAATCTTTTGAAATAGCCGGAGAATCAGTACGCATATAAGTAATCAAACCAAGTTCATAGAGATTTTGAGCAATTTGCATAGTTCTTTTTGCGGGTATATGATGACGTTGATAAACCTCTTGCTGTAGGCTTGAAGTTATAAAAGGAATCGGTGGACTTTTCTGGCTCTTTTTCTTCTTGAATGTAGCTATCCATTTTGTAGAATTACCTCGCAAATCATCGAAGAGTTCAATAACCTCTTTTTCACTTTCAATGCGATACTCTGATTCCATTTTAGCATCTATTTCAATATTCTGTTTTACATTGTTATCATCTTTATAATAAATCTTAAAAATACCAAATACATCCCAATATACTTCAGCTACATGTTTATTGATATAATCAGCTCTTTGTACAATCATATTCAGTGCTGCACTTTGTACACGTCCTGCACTGAGTTTTGACTGAGAAAAAATAGACCATAGCAAAGGACTCAATTTATATCCTACGACACGATCGAGAATACGACGAGTTTCTTGCGCATTGACCATTTTCATATCAATATCACCTGGATTCAGAAAAGCCGTTTTAAGTGCAGTTTTTGTGATTTCATTAAAAGTCACACGTTCATAGTCACCACGCTTTAGTTTTAAAATATTACGCAAATGAAAAGAAATAGCATGTCCTTCCATGTCAAGATCGCTGCATAAATATACTTTTTTAGCTTCTTTTGCGGCTTTACGCAATCGAGCGATTACGTCTTTTTTAGTATCAAGAGGCATATAATTTACTTCCCATGTATCTGTATCCACACCTAACTCTTTCTGTGGCAAATCACATACATGACCGAAACATGCCACTACCGTAAATTTACCCAGTCCTTTCAATTCTGAAATAGAGTTCAAATAACCGGCAATAGTCTTACCTTTAGCCGCAGATTCTACAATAACAAGATTTCCATTACGTGCAGTATTGGCGGTATTTGAAGTACTGCCACTATCATCTCCCATTGTATATAAAATTAAAGCGGTGTTGAAGCATTATAGTCATACTCATATAAAAATAAAAATTTCATTTTTTACTACAGATCAAGATTCATAGAAACAGTTGGCTTACGACGATTGAGTGATTGTTTCACTACAACAGGTCTTTCGGCATCAAATATTTTCTTAATAATTTCCGATGCACTAACCTTTTCATCGCCATATTTTTCAATCTCTTCACGAACTGAAGACAGTTTTAATGGGACTTTTACATTTCGCACATTAGATTTTATAACACCTTTCGCCGTGTTTAAATTATTATACCCATAAGTAATCATAAACTCCTGTATTTTGTTCGCTAAAGCTCTTTGGTGTGTGCGACGTTCACGTATACCTATACTTAGTTTTTGCACTTGTTCATCCAGCTTTAACCATTCGCTTACTTGTTGTTTAAACATCTCTAGATCTTCTTCATCTGGTATTGGCTTTTCAGGAAACGCCGATTCATCATATAATGGAGACGCAGTCGCTGCTGCTGCCGTAGCCGAACGCACTGCCGCTCCAGCAGCTAATATTTCATTTACGTTCATTGGTATTATATTTAATGTAATTAAGGTATATTAATTATATTAAATCAATACATCTTTATATCATTTATGCATATGCATATTCACATTCATAATTTCATGTAAAATAATTTTAGACTTCGCTAGTGTAGCTATCCTTACATCTTTAGATTTACTCATACGTTTTAACTCAATTAAATATCCATCAATTTTACCTGAACTATCTATCGTCGTTCGAAAGCGCACTATAGGTAACTTATCAAGTAATCTTCGCGGAAAATGTATTATTGATTTCATAGGCAGGGCGGCGCCTCGCGCGAGTCTTGGTCTATAATATAGATATATTACTCAACTCCTTAAACCCTTTCCGCCGCCGACCCCTACCGGGTCATTTGCGCAGTCGGCAACTGGGTTGTATTTATATCGGATTGTTTGAGTTCCATGTCTCTTTGTATTTTATATGCATCTAGATCTATCGTTTTTTTCGTACGAGTTTCTTCTTGCATATTCATATCATTTGTCATAGGTTTAAGTGGTATCGGTTCATCACTTAATAATGTCCAGCTATATGAACGATCTGACAGCATATTATCAGTTTCATCAGATATCATGGAGAAAGAGTCAGATAAGGTATTGGAACCAAACATAGAAAATGCGAGAGGTTCATTTGGTGTATCATTCAGTTGGTTTTGTGAACCATCATTTTGTGAGGCTTTGTCTTTATCTGATTGAGATTGACCCTGACCCATAATTAATTTACCTTGACCTGGAAGTAATAAATAGTCGAATACTTGTTTACCGAAAAGTATCTTTTTCTCTGGAAATGTCATTAATGCAGGTACATGAGTTATTTGTGGCGGTAATTTATTTCTTTTTGCTTTAATGTCTTCTATCGATACTAGTTTAATTAAATGTTGTGAATCATATCTTTTAATTGTTTCTAATAACATTCTACAATGTAAACAATAATCACTGTAAAATAATATCATCCTTACATTCATATATGGATTACTTTCATAGAGTATAAAACGCAGAAATATACAATAAAATTTGATTTCTTTTTACAGGATATAAAAACAATAAGACTATAGTTATAGATTAGAATAGCTAAGCTATGGCAAAGTCTATATTTAAAAATGCATATAAATCCGGTAAAAATGATCCAATTCAATATTTTAGTGTAGAAATATATGATGTTGATCTGTCAGTTGTTAATGGTATTAAAAGAATTATTCAATCTGAAATAAACCTTCCAGGATTTTACGGTGAAGATAATCCAACTGTTAATATTTTTGAAAATAATGGACCGCTACATAATGAAATCCTATCCCATCGCATTGGACTTATCCCAATTCATTTTAATGATGATGAAGTAGAAACATACAATCATGAAGATTATTTGTTTGAATTGGAAGTAGAAAATGATACTGCTTCTATGATGAATGTTACTACGGAACAAATGAAAGTCTTTAAAAAAGGATCACTTGTTGACAAAGCTGAAATTAAAAGACTCTTTCCGGCGAATCCACTTACAAATTCATATATATTGATTACACGTTTGCGTCCAAAAGAAAAACTGCATTTTAAAGCGACTGCTATGCTTGGAACTGCCGGGGAACATGCCGGATTTTCGCCGGTTTCTCTATGTACATTTCATTACTTAGAAGACCCGAAACTTATCGCGCACCTTCCATATACAGCTACTATCCTCGATAGAGAACGTAGTTATTTGCGCAATGAATACGGTGATCCTACTGCTATTAAATTTGAATTAGAGATTGAATGCGGACTTACGGCTAAATATCTTGTATCAAAAGCTATCGAGGTTTTTATGAATAAATTAAATAAAACATTGAATGAAGTCATGTCAGATAATTCAGATTATATTAGTATTGTAAAACCAGACTCTGGTAATGGATATAAATTCGTATTCGAAAATGAAACAGATACACTCGGAAATTTCTTACAATCAAATATGCATAATTATTATATTCGTGCGAAAAATCTTACCACTTTTAATAAAACAATGACTTATGTCGGATATATGTGTCCTCATCCATTGGAGAAAACTATGGAACTCATGATTATCATCTCTGAAAATAAGATTAATTCGAGTAGCAGCAGCAGCGGCGAAAGCGACGCAACGGGTACTACTACAAACAGCACGGATACTACTACCACGACGAGTGGTGGAGGTAACAAAAATCCTATGAAATTTGCTACAAATAAATCAGAATATATCGAAGTTCTTTCTGAGCAATGCCGTAGATCATTAAGTTATCTACAAGAAATTAAGAGTCAGTGGTTACTTTCTGTATAATTATTAGATTTCTAAATAATAATGGAGGAGGAAACTTTAATTTATGAAGAAGAATCTCTAGAACCTATTGAAATTAGAGAGTATGTTACTCTTGAACAAATGTTAGAGGATAATCCTCGTTTTTTGGCATTTAATGACGATGAACTGTATACAAAAATGAGAGAATTTATTATAAATGATAATCTTACTAAAGGATTTATTAAATTACATAAACGTGTCATATATGAAGATACACTATCCGAAAAATATCCAAAAGAAATAGCCTATACATTACCTAAATTAGATATCTTTTACGATGACTTTGAAGATACTTATGAATATTATGATCAACGTGACAGAGCTTATGAACTCTCTAATTTTTTATTAAGACAGCAAACATTAGAAGAATTAAGCTTACCGTATCTATGGGAAAATAATGGAGACACGACATTTAAATTTATTCCGAAAGAAGGTATGATTTTTGTTTTAAATAATGACATAAAGAATGACCAGGGTAAATTATTATCATTCGATAAGATTGATAATATTGATGAGTCGGATATTATATCTTTTATCGGAGCAAGATGGATTATACCGAAGTATACTTCTGAGAATTATTTATCTGAAGAATATGACGTAAGTAATAAGAAATATAAATTTGTAAAATGGCGCCGTAATGGTGTAGGTTCAGGTGCTGCAGGTGCTACTAATTATATAGATTGGGTTCGTGCTAATTTAGTACCATCTTTAGAAGATGTTATACAAAAATCTATTAAAACAGTTACTGATTTACATACCATTCGTTCTGAACTGGAAAAATATTCTTATAGTCTTGATAATCTTAATGATGAAGAACTTGGAATATTAATAGAACACATTGAATCTATTATAGAAAGTTCCAAAACTGGTGAGAGTGATGGAGAGAATGATGGAGAGGGTGATAAAAAGAAAAAAGGTAAAGCGGCGGCTGCAGGGGAATTACATATTACTCACAGTATAAAACTTAAAAATATTAATTATTGGGATACACTGAAAGATAACAATAAAAATTTACTTACTTATAAAAATGAAGAAAATAGAAAGCAATTAGAAGATAGACTAACGAATTATATATCAAATTTAAAAAACATAGAGAAATATGATCATCAAGAAATTATTGATCCTTACCATTTAGCACGTAAAGTAGAGATTAATGAGTTATCTATGAATGATGTTATAAAGATAATTAAAACTATGAGACTTTCAATATATGAAGCACTTGCAGAAAAATTATATATAAATGTAACGGCGTTTAAAGTTCCTGATAATGAAGACATTGAAAGAGAACGTGAATTATATGCGGAAACAGAGAAATCCATTATTGAACAAAAATCGGGGGCATTTATTACTAGAGTCGCTGATGTTGCTGATGTAAAAATTGGCGCGGATACTTCGAAATATGATGGGTCTCCATTCGCGGTTTTAAATAATATATTTGAAGAAACACAAAATGTATTTCTCAAAATAGATAACGATGATGATACTATAGACGCTAAGGCTAATGCAGATTCTATTGAAAATAATCTTGAGGGGAGCGGCGGCGGGGAGGGTGGAGGCAGCGGAAGCGCTGAAGACGTGAATGCTATTACAGATATTACTGAAGGTGTTCGTGATATACTTGTAAAATTGGTACATGTTTTAGTTAAAATACGTAATGTAAGTGGTTTACCATTAGATATTATTGACTTATTTAATGAAATTAAAGTATATATAAACAGACAGTCACGTGTAGAACAATTAAGAGCATTATTACCAGAATTACCGGAAATAGTTGCAAAGAGAATATGCAGTTATACTTTGGTTAATGCGATAGAATATATTAAAGACCTGGCGAATGTGAAAATGTCTGATGAATTACAGAAAATATATCCACCAATATATAATGACTGGCAAAAGGTATGTAGAGATACATTAAATATTGCACTCACTGTATGGTGGTTAAATTTATTAGAAGCATCTATAAACAAACAATTAAATTTCTCTATATTACGTGGTGTTATAGAACATATTAACATATGGTCACCTTATGGACAACCTGTGCAAGAAACTGCCGATCAAGGAATATTACAATATTTATCTGCAGTTGCCGCTGACGTCATAAATGACAGTAATGGTACTGGCACTGACAGTGATATAGGTAGCAGCAGTGGTGCCACAATTTCAGTAAAAACACTTAGAAGAGATATGTCAAATGTAGCTACAAATTTATTTCAAAATCGCATAGAATCTTTAAAAGAAAAATGGGCGACGACAAAGAGACCGAAAGATAAAGCTAAAAAAATAAGAGACATGATTGCTGACACGGTCAAGGCAATAAAAGCTAAAGAATCTATAAACGTATTAACAAATTTTGTAGAGTCATATATATACTTACCTACGTTATTACCAAATGCAATTATAAAGAAATTAGGCACATGGGGTCATGGTTGTTGTCTCGTAACTATAGGAAACCGCTATGATGCCGACATAGACTGGAAAGAAGAACTAAAACCTTTATGGCGTCTAAAAGAACTTTTGGCAAAAGATAGATGGCTAACAATGACACGTCCAGTCTGGAAAACAATTTACGGTTATGAGAAGGGTGTTGGGGTTGGTGAAGGGAAAGAGATTGAAAATGAGAAAGCGAAAAAAGAGAGCAGAGAAGCAGTTAAAATAGACTTTTTTGCTACATTGGCAACGGAAAGGAGTGATTTTCAATTAGTTTTAAATGAAAGCAATGATTCATGGTTATCGGCGACACGTATTTCTAGTCTGACAGAAGATTACGATGGTAGTTTATATGCCACTGAATTTTTAAATACTACTATGGAAAAACTATATGGTAATTTAAGTAATAAAAAGAAAGATGCGATAGTTAAAGGTATTAAAGAAATACGTAGCGAAACGGCTATACTCAATGTAATAGCTTTTGTAGCTACAAATTTACAGAAAAATATTGAAAATCCTGCCTCTCTCAAAGAATACACTGATATTATAAAAAATATTAAAGAAACTCTCTCAAATATTAAAAATATTGAGCATCCTGTTTACATATATGCTTTAGCTATTGTACTTGCCTTGCCCGGTAAAATAAATAATATTAGAAGTTTCATTATGCCGAGTAATGGTAATATAACAAGTACTATAATGGAAAGAATAAAAACAGCGAATTATAATTATATCATTGAATATGTCAAAACCCATACTATGATGACCGTAAATGAAATACAAAGCTACATTACAAAGATGCGCGAAGAAGAAAAGAATAAAAAACTTCAATATCAAGACGAATTATCCAATGATGATCGTCGTTTATTAAAAGACTTAAAGAGATTTGGTCTTAAAATAGAATTACCTGCTGGAGTAGGTGCAGGGATAGGTGGAGTGGAAGGTGCTGATGGTCAAGGACCGGCTATAAATGGTCGTGAATTATTACGTAATGAAGATGAGCGTGGTGAAGCAGATTATATGCAACAATCCCAAGATTACGACAGAGATGATGAACGTCTTGATGATTGAGCTTGGCTTGAGCTGAGTCAGCATGATACACTACGCCATTGAAGTTATAGAATCCTGGCTTGTAGTATTTACAGCGGCGGCGTTATTTGCGGCGATTTGTGCTGATGATAATGCACCTTGACCAACTTGATTACTTGCGGCTATATCGGTAATAGCAAGAGCCGCGCGTTTTTGTAAGGTATCAATAGTCGCTTTATCATATCCGGTGACCTCCCAGAATTTAGAATTTGTTTTATTAGATACTATAGAATAGTCTCCAGCGGGTATAATTTCTGGATATGTTGTGAGTGTAGCAGAAAGTTGATCTATATCAAATGGATTTTGGGCTACAACTGGAAACATACCTATTTTATCTTCAGCGACTACACCTATAATACCAATTTGAATCACATTGAGTGTATTGGTATCATTATTGTACGTGACCCGCATACCTATATGTTTTCCTTGATATTTTGATTGTCTATATAATATTGCTTCAATATCAAATAAATAATAATTTTTAATTGTTTTATGCATACCATATGTACGTAACACATCATGAACAACTTGTATGGGAATAAAGTTAGTATCTGGTAATAATAAAGCGTTATTATGATCTCTATTTAATAATTGTGTGAATGTATTTATACAATTGTCATAAGCTATGAGCACATCCGGTGGAACATGTGTTGTAGCTGGATCTAAATCAACTGAACCACTTGCTCCTAATTTATATGTGTTCCATTCACTTGGATTATATGTATAAGCGCCTACGTTAAATATACTATTTAGACCATCTAAATATTCGCCATTGTCATATTCATAATAATATGCATTCCTATATTTAACATGAGTACTCATAGACACAGAGTCTTGCATTGGAGCACGACCAGTTGCGTCGCTATTTGAATTAATCTGTTTAAAATCGGCATTTGACGGATATGCAAAAAACTTGTCAGCGGCATTAACATTATCATTATTGTTTTTGTAATAATATATAAATGAAAATGTAGCTACAAAACTTATTATAACAGTTAATAAAAATGCTTTACTGTCATTCATTTATCTCTTTATTATTATATTTGTTTTTATTATTAT